TTGAGCTTGCAGATGTAATGCCGCTCAACCTCATCCATATCAGCCTTCCCTTCTGCGATCGGCAGAAAGTAATAACTGGTGAAATCCTTTCCTGACTTATGTGTTGCGAGGCGGTTATACAAATGCACCGTCTTGCCAACATATACAATTTCACCGTCTTTGATCAGGAAGTAAATGCCGCGCTTGCGATCTTTCTCTGCATGGCGTGCTTTGCTCAGGATCTCGGTTTTGGTTGGTAACTTCATTTCGTGCAAGCTTTATATAGCGCTAGATGATACACGAAATCAGAGATTGCGCAACATCAATTTTCATGATGTTGCGCAATGACCGTGATCAACCGTTATGCCGGTTTCCCGCGCAAGATGGTGCAGCCGGTTTCGGCCTGGATGCGATGCCAGATATCATCGAATGCCGCCTCCAGAACCTTGTGCGCGCGGACCAGTTCGAACCACATCGTCAGGCGACCGCCGTCGCCGATGCGCCAGCGCAGCTTCGCTTCGATGCGATACGGATCGCCGCCTTCGAAGACCGGGATACCGATGAAGAAGCGTTCCGGCACCTTGATGTGGCCTGTTGCGCCAGCCGAACCAGTGATCTCTTCCTGGTACTTGAAATCGACCTGGCCGTTCGCCAGCACCTGGCCGCTGGCGAAGTTCACCTTCTTCATGGCCTTGAAGTTGTTGGCGACTTCCAGCAGTTCGGCGCCGGTCGGCTCGCCTTCGCGCGAATTGATGTCGCAGACGTTCGATTCCAGGAACTCGGCCAGTTCCATCTGGTTCATCTTTTCGCCGTCCTTGCCCTTCCATTCCTTCCATTCGGGGGACTGGGGGCAGCTGTATTGCACCGAATGCTGGCGCCAGCCGGGAGCGGTCGCGCTATCGTCATCGAGCACGCCGGCAAACTGTGGCGAGTCGATCACGCCATAGATCTGGCTGCTGCCTTCCTTCTTGTGCATGTTGAAGTACGCGATGAAGCTGGTGGCATCGTGCATGATGGCGCGGCCACGCTTGCGCGTCGGCGCCGGCAGATACTTTTCGAGATCTTCGACCTTGTAGTTATTCGGCAGCACGACGAGCGGGTTTTCACCGATCGTCTTGATCTCCTGCGCGACGGTGGTGAGATCCACGATCACCTGAGTATCGAGCGATTGCGCGCCGCTGGCGTCGGAGCGCGTTCCGTAACGATTATCCATTTGCGACTTCCTTCACTTGTTTGCTTTCGGTGGAAACTTCGCGCAGGCCGGGGATCTCGGTCTGACGCGGATCGTTGCGCTGCAGGTTGCCTTCCACAGTCGGGAAGAACAGCGATGTGCCGACAGGCAGTTCCGGCTTCTTGATCTTCACGTCATCGCAGATCTCGATGGCACCGGACTTCATCGGCTTGAGCGTGATCTTCAGCGTCAGCTCGCCGCCTTTGCCGGTTTCATCGACTGCCTTGACCAGCTGATTCAGCTTCTCGCTCAAATTGTCCAGCGCTTCGCCATTACGGATCTCGCGCAAGACATCGGAAAATAGGCGGATGCCCATATAAGAACTCCCTTCGTTCAGGTTGTTAAAAATTATGCTGGAATGTAACCAGCATCCCTTCCGACATTGCCAAGCAATGCCGCTGCTGCATCTAGCAGTGTTTCAAATCTGCCGAGATCGCAAAGCTTCCCATCTTTGTTAAAGCGAACATTCCACCTTTTGCGAGAAGGCTGAAAATAAATTCCTTTTATTCCAGTAGCAGACTTTCGCTTCGGTTCAAAAATCGCCGTCCTCGTATCCCAGCCACTATCTATCCGAAGACTTATTACATCAGCATCGATACCTGATTCACGCGACCACTGTGCCAGTGTTAAGGTGCGCCCATCCAACTCGATAAAACGATTGTTTGTTTTGTTATTAGCCTGTTCGATAGGCGTCGCCCAGCGACAATTTTCAGGTTCATAGTGACCATTAACATCTTTACGGTCAATCGAATGCAACGGCGATGGACGTTTCCCCATGTCTGCATAAAACGCCTCGAATGAATCTCTCCATTTTTGGCAAACTGTAATTCCACGCGCGCCATACTTTGCAAATCCTGATGCCTTCGGATTATGGCAGCGATTACGCATGGACAGCCAAGCACGATGCTCCGCTGTCCATGTCATGCCATGTGTAGAATTACCGTGTTTTTTCATTAGAACCGGTGCAGCAAAGTATCCATCATGTCAAAGCGCTGTTCATCACTGAGATGAGGCCAGAGAAATGCAAGAGCATGTTCAGTAAATAGAAACGCTTTTACTTGCTCATGGAACACTCGCAATTCTTCATCATCCATAGTTCGAAAGCTGATTGAATGCGGTATAGGGATCAATGTTCCATCGTGCCCTGGCGCCCATTCACAAGCGCCAGCGCCAATTTTGAGCCAAGTACGGAAATGCTCAAAGTTAGAAAATTGATCCTGAGCCGCATACACTTCCGACTCCATTTTCATGTGAAGCTTATGGAGATCACTATTGCGCGGGAACCAGCAATCGATCTCGAACATCTCGCCCAGCGCAAGATTTTGCAGCTTCTTCTTGAGCCGGTTATACGCGCGCTTGTCCTTGTCGGAAAAGCCTTCGATCTCGCCGGTTTCCCCGCGCCATACTACGATGCGCGTCACGAAGCGGTCGTGCTCGCCGGTTCGGCAGCAGCCGGCGCGTCGCCTGCGCTGGCATCCTTTTCAGCGACAGCGCCCTTGACCATCTGCTGAATTTCTTCCGGCGCGTTCTCCAGGTTGAGCGTCTGCACCTTTGCGCCCATCATCTGAGTCAGGCGCAGGATTGCTTCGATCGGATGCTTCGATTCGAGCACGATCTGCGCGCCGATCATCTCGCCTGCCGGGAAAGCCTCGGGAATCAGGCACGCAGCATTCAGGCCATTTTCCTCGTTTTCCACATCAGTCTCGAAGCGAGCGGCGAAGACGAGCGCGACCTTGTTCGCTTCGCACTCCTGCACCAGCTCTTTCATCGTCGGCGCCAGCTTCTCGTTGAAGAACTTGCGAGCGCGCTCGATTTCTTCGGTAGTCAGCTTCGGAACTTGCGGCTCGTTTTCCTGCTGGTCTTGCGCTGCTTGCTGGTTCAGTTCTTGGTCGGACATGGTATTTCTCCTGGTGGTGGTTGAAATTACGCAGCGCGTGCTGCGATGTTGGTATCGGTAGTGTTCTCGACGCCAGGCAGCGCTATCTTGCCTTCGGTCGAAGAAATGTATTTGTTCAGAGCGCCCTGGTTGATTTCCACGATGCCCATCGCAAAAAGAGTTTCGTTCGTGAGCACATGGCTGATCAACGCCTTCGCGTCAATGACATTGCCCTTGTGAACCTTGCGTGAAGAAATACCGCTGGTCTTGTGCTTATCCGGCAGCGGCGCCGCAACGCTGGTCACAGCAGCCTGCATTTCGAGCGCGGCCATCGTTGCCGTGTCGCCGGCTTCCGCTGCCTTCTGTGCCTGCTGCTCAAGCGCCTGGCGTTCGGCAGCAGCAGCCTTTTCTGCTTCGCGCAGCGCGGCAACGCGCGCCTTTTCTTTCGCATCCAGCCAGCGGCTGATCTGTTTCTTCAGGATCGACTCGGCCTGTTCCAGATAGTCGGTAGGTCCGCGGAACAGTTCCATGACAGCCTTCTTCGCTTCATCCATCGGCTTCGTGATGGACTTGCGTTTTTCATCCAGATCCTTCTGCAGCGCCTTGATCGCCTTCAGGTCTTCCGCAGCGCAGTCGTAGATTTCATCGCAGTCGATGACGTAGGTTTTCGCTGCATCCAGCAGCGCGCTCGCGCGCTTGAACTGGTTGGGATCGTGCGGCTGCACGCGGATGATCGTCGGATCAGTTGCTTGGTTGTTCTGGTCACTCATTTGTATTTTGCCTTCCAGTTGAACAGTGTCAGCAGGGACATGAAGCAGGCGAAGTCCAGCTGATCGTTGAAAAAATGCTTGTTGTACGTGCCTTCCGGCGTCAGCTGCAGCGCCATGCGCTTGAAGTCGCGCGCTTTCACTTCACCATTCGATTCGGCCAGCATGGCATAGCCGGCCAGCTGCACGCCGACATGCGGATAGATCTCGACCGTGCTTTTCAGATCCAGGATCGTCGGATCACCATCGAACCACAGTACGCGATCGACCGTTCCCGCATAGCGCAGCGTCTTGTGGAACCACTTGTGTTCCGTCTTCAAGATCTCCATGCTCCCGGCATGATCGGCCTTGAACTTGCGCCAGGCTTCCAAGTAAGGCGCCACGACAGGATGCACCGTCGATTCATCCAGCTGCCCGAGATCATCCAGTTCCGTCGCATAGTGAATCGCCGTGCCGAGATCCGCCTTTTCCTTCAGTATGTATTCAGGAATGCCGACAAATGATTCATCGGTCAGCGGCTTGAGCAGCTTCGTCACACTCGGCAGCTCAATACCGCTGATGCGGTACGTGTGCGATTCCTGGTCGAAGGTCATCGTGGTCATTGCAACGGCTCCAGGATCTCGAGGGCACCCCCCAAAATGGAAAGCGCCACAATCATCGCAATGACAAGCACGTAAAGGATGCGAGCTATCATGCTGCCAGGCTCGCCCACTTCAGGATGCTATTGACCATCGAGCGCGGCGCGTCTTCCAGCTTCATCGCATATTCGTCAACAAAATGCTGATCGGTCTTGCCGCTCTTTTCCATCTTGTTGCGAATCGTTGTCAGCATGCCTTCCGTCAGCTTCGGTTCGCCGTCATCACCTTGCTGCGCTTGCTGTGTCGGCTGGGCCTGCTGCGTCGTTGTCGTGGCTTGCGCTGGCGCCGTCTTCTTTTCTTCCTTGACTTCCTTCACTTCCACATCGACCGTGCGCTGATCATCGGCCTGACGCTGCGCCGCAGTCGTTGTTTCCGTCTTCTTGTTCGGCATGAACGAATTTTTTTCCTGCTGCTGCTGATTCGCCTGGCCGACAACGTTGCCTTCGCCATCGATGTCAAGGATGCGCTCAGCTTCGTCCTGATCGGTAATGCCGGTGAAGCCGAAGGCGATGCGTGCGGCCTGCATCATGGCTTTGTGGCGCAGCATGCGGCGCGGGTGAGACTGCCAAGGGCCGGTGCTCTTGCGGCACTCGCTCATGTACTCGCGCACCTTGATCGGATGTGCACGGTCCTTGCGATAGATGACGCATTCGATCCAGGAAGGCATCTGCGTCTTCGGATCAACGTCGCCTTCAGTAAACTCCATACCGTCAAATGCCGGATGCTCGTTAATGATGCGCGCCCATCCGTCCACGCCGACGACAGGCACGATGCCGCCTTTATCCGGGAAAGCGTAGATCTCTTTCGTCCAAGGGTTCAAGCGGTATTGCTGCGCGACGATCAGGAGCGCGGACATCTGCGCATCGGTAACGGCTGGGCCGTCCTTGACGCGAAATGCCGTGGCCTTGAGCACGCCAACGAGTTCTTCAGATTCGGGAAGTCCCAATGTAGTAGCAAGCTGGTTGACTTGCTGGACAACGAGTGCGGTCATGTCTTCGTCCTTATTCGATGGAGTTATGGAGATTAATTAGACGCTTGTTAGAGGATCGGATTCCCTCGAGCGCGTTAATTAATTGGTTTTCGAAATACGCGATGTTGATCTGTTCCTTTTCAATCGCGCGTTGAATTCGCCAGTTGCGGACCTTTTTGCTAACATCGAGCAGCCACATGGCGAAGAAGTCCGCATAGTTCATGCTGCCCCCGATTTGTAAAAAAGAGCGATCGCTGCCGGCAAGAACATCACCGCGCCACATATCAGACCGCTGATTGCTGATTTGACTTTGCTCAGCATTTCCGTCCCTTTATTGTTTGATATTGGTTAAAGGATGTTCAACCGTGGAACGAATCGTAACGCGCTTTTTGATGTTGCGCAACACCTTTTAACGTGGCATGATAGCGGCGTGTTAGCAAACCACATCAAGGATGATAGTTATGAAAACCGCAAAATCCAACATCGCAGTTCTCCGCAAAGCTGGTTTCAAGCTGCAGGACATCGCCGACAAGCTGAAGGTGTCGCTGATGACCGTATGGCGCTGGGAGAATCAGCCGCCGAAGAATTTCAATCTGTCCATGCTGAAGAAGCTGGAAAAGATGGCTGTCAGCTCCGCAAAGAAAATGGAGAGGAAGAGTGCAAAGCGCGCCGCGTGATCGATACAAAGAAGCCAACAAGGTTCTTGAGATCGTTTCGCAGCATGGGCGCCGTTTCTTTTGGTCGCCTGTTTTCGAGCGCCGCGCTTACTTCGGCCTTGATCGTCATGGTCAGATCTGGTACTGCGACGAGCACAGCGGCCTGAAGATCCATCCGTTCGGAGATCAGGACTGGCCTGGCTTCACGAATGGGAGCACGCTGAAATACCTGGTTCAGAAGCTGGCGCATTACATCAAAACCGGGGAATGCGTTCCATTGTCGCAATTCCCTTACGAAAACGATGATAGACGCTGGGCGTATGGCGAATCGGAGATGCACAAGGTTCGTGCTGCCGTGCTGGAAACAGAAGCTATCACTGGAGAATAACAACATGATGAGTCAGGCACGATTCAATCAGGTCATGAGCGGCATGACGACGATCGCAAAGAAGGTCTTCGATGCTGTTCCGATCGAAGATAGCTGGACCGGCACGCAGATCGCGAGCGAGATGATCCGGCGCGGCGTGAATGTCGAGTTCAAGATTCTGATCGGCTGTCTCGATACGCTGCTGAAAGCCGGCCTGATCAATGAGCCGCGCAAGGGATGCTTCCGCCGTGAAGCCATCCGGGAAATCATCAAGACCACCACACCGAAGGAAATCGACATGCAAAGTGCAGTGAAAGCGGCGCCGAAGGCTGTGCCGCAGCCGCAACAGGAACCGATGGATCGTCTTGGCGAACTGGCGCAGCGCGTCGCTCAGATTGCTGGGATGCTGAAGGATGTCGCATCGGAGATCAGCGATGCCGCGGTAGACATCCAGACGAAGATGGAAGCGAGCGAAGAGGCTACGCACAAGATGAAGCAGCTGCAGGAGCTGCTTTCGAGCATCGGCACGGTGAAAGCCTAACCGAACGAATACATGTGCTGGGATGGTCCCGGCTCGGTATAACAACCAGGAGATGAAAAATGGGTTCTGGAACCTTTGACTCTGGCGCGTATCGCGCTTTTTCTGCCAGCTCGGCACGCAAGACAACGGAAGAAATCTATACTTCCCGCGACATTGATTCGAAGTTGAATCCCTTGGGCGTTGCGCTGCGCGAATCGCGCGACAGCGCTGACAATCCCAATTCGACGCCGGTCATCGTCGCGCTCGATGTCACTGGCAGCATGGGCATGATCGCGGATGTCATCGCGCGGGAAGGGCTTGGTACGCTCTTCACCGGCATCCTCGATCGCAAGCCGGTCAGCGATCCTCATGTCATGTTCATGGGCGTCGGAGATGCGAACTGCGACAGCGCGCCGCTGCAGGTTTCCCAGTTCGAGGCCGACAACCGCATTGTCGAGCAGCTGACGCAGCTCTGGCTCGAGAAGGGAGGCGGCGGCAACAGCTTCGAAAGCTACAATCTGCCGTGGTATTTCGCTGCATTCCATACAGCGCACGACAGCATGGAAAAACGTGGCAAGCGCGGCTATCTGTTCACGGTCGGCGATGAGGAAGCACCCGGCGACCTGACGCGCGACCAGATCAAGCGGATCTTCAACGACGATCTGCAATCAGAACTGAGCACGGCTGAGATGCTGGCGCTGGCGCAGCGCGCCTACAACGTCTTCCATATCGTGATCGAGGAAGGCAATCACGCGCGCCGCTTCAAGGATCGTGTGGTCGCAAGCTGGCGCAATCTGCTGGGCCAGAACGTCATCTGCCTAGCTGACCACAAGAAGCTGGCGGAAACGATCGTCAGCGCCATCGAGGTCGCTGAAGGCCGCGACGCGGCGGAATCGGCGAAGGGCTGGGGCGCCGGCTCGCATGCGGTGCTGGAAGCCGTGAAGCATCTGCCGCGCGGGAACGCCGCACCGAAACTGCTGGGGGCCGGATAAGTGCCAAATCCGCGCGTGAACTTGACAGGTCAAAAGTTTGGCCGTCTTACCGTTATTGAAATGATTAACGAGCCGAAGAAGGCATCTCGTTGCCGTGCAATATGTGAGTGCGGCACAGTGAAAGAATATAACGCTTTCGATGTTAAAAGAGGCTCAACAAAGTCATGCGGTTGTTTGCGCGCGGAAGTTCTCGATAAGACGACTCACGGCTTAAAACATCACCCCGGATACTCGATATGGCACGCGATGCACTCACGCTGTTATGACGAGGAAAACAAAGACTATATCAATTACGGTGGTCGCGGCATCACGGTTTCGGAGGACTGGCATCGCGATAACGCGGACGGTCTGAAAAATTTCTGCAAATGGTTGGATGCGCAAGGTGTTCGCGATGGCCTATCTGTCGATAGGCGCAATAACGATCTCGGATATTCGCCGAGTAATTGCAGGCTTGCGACACCAAAAGAACAAACTGAAAATTCAAGACCACGTAGAAAACGGAGAATCTTATGCGTGCAAGGGTAGTAATAGGTGCAAATTTTGGCGATGAGGGGAAAGGTTTGATGACGGATTATCTCTGCGCCATGCAAGGCGCGGGGGTAGTTGTCCGGTTCAATGGCGGCGCGCAGGCTGGTCATACAGTCGTGATGCCGGATGGCAGGCGCCATGTCTTTCACCACTTCGGTTCCGGCTCGTTTTGGGGCGTACCGACTTTCCTTTCCCAGTTCTTCGTTGTCAATCCTCTGCTGTTCTATCAGGAACTCGATGAGCTGGCGAAGATCGGCTTGGCGCCGGATGTATTCGCGCACCCGACTTGCGTAGTCACGACTTTCGCCGACATGATCATCAACCAGCGCATGGAAAATGCGCGCGGCAGCAAGCGGCACGGCAGCGTCGGTGTCGGCATCAACGAAACGCATATGCGCTCGCAGAGTCATTTGAAGATCACGATGGCCGACATCTGGAATGGGCCGCGGCTGTTGAAGGGAAAGCTGGAAGAGATCTGCACGAAATATGCAGCATTCCGCTGTGGCAGTGCGATCGAAGATCCCGATGCGATGATCGATGCTTTCCTGGCCGGCTGCGAGAAGTTCGCGAACCAGGTGCATCCTGCCGGCATCGGCCAGTGCAAAGATCCCGTATTCGAGGGAGCACAGGGCTTGCTGCTGGATCAGGACAATAAGCTGTTCTTCCCGCATGTGACGCGCTCGAAGACCGGCATGCACAACGTCAGGCTGCTGTGCGATCAGGCCGGCATCAAGGACATCGATACGTATTACGTTTCGCGCACTTACCTGACGCGCCACGGCGCCGGGCCGCTGCCTGGTGAAGATCCGACCTTATCGTTTGCCGACGATACCAACGTTCCGCATGACTACCAGGGAGTGATCCGTTTCGCGCCGCTCGATGCGAAAGAACTTCGTCGCCGCTGCCGCGATGATTTCGGAAGCGGAAATTACAAGCTGGTGCTCACGCATTGCGATCAGTGGCATCCGATCTGCGATGCAGACCTGTATTCCTACGGACCGACAAGAGCGCATGTAACGGAGAAGAAGGATGGCTAGTCGTCAAAAATACATCTGCCGCAAGCGCGGCTGTTCTGGCTGTGGCTTTTGCAAGATCGACACTGACGCCATCCTGACGAAGATCAATGAAAAATACTCCGCTCAAGCGCAAGACGCCGATGGCACGCAGCAGTGTGCCGATGAAGCGATCGCCGATGAAGGCCAGCACCAAGCCGATGGCAGCGGTCGGGAAGCGTGCGAAGCGGATGCGCCAGGGGAAAGTGAAGCCGACGCCGACTGAAGCCGCCTGGATGGATGCGGCGCAGTCCTTTGGCTGCATCGTGTGCTGGTTGCAGCATGGCGTGAAGACGCCGGCTGCAATCCATCACATCCTGAGCAGCGGAAGGCGCATGGGCCACTTCTACACGCTGCCGCTGTGCGATCCCGGTCATCATCAGCAGTCGCCGACGCCGTTGAAAATCAGCCGGCATCCCGACAAGGCGCGCTTCGAGCGTGCTTACGGCACCGAGATCTGGCTGCTGGCGAAACTGCGCGAACTTCTTTTTTTGGCTGGTGTGAAGTTGAAAGATTTACCCCAGCTTTCGCATTGTAAATCCGGTAATCAAGAATGTTCTGATGTTGCGCAATAGCTGTTGCGCACGTTGTTGATCCGTGTCATATTTCACGGCGGCATCAAACATGATTTTCATCAACACATCGAGGCAATTGATGAGCGAGCAAAATAAGAAGACCTACCCGGTCAGCAAGACCTTCGTGGACTGGCTCAATGGCGGCATGGGACGCGCGGCGCGCTTCCAGCAGCAGGACAAGGCGCTGGTCCCGGCAGTCATCTCCAAGTTCAAGCACGGCGTTTTGCCGATCACCTTCGAGCATGCGGTTCGCCTCGAGCGCTCGCAGCCGCCCAGCGACAAGCCGCTGCGTGCGGAAGACCTCTGCACGTATGAACAGGACCGCGACCTGATCCTGTACCTGCGCCCCGCTGCTGCCCTCCAAGCAGCCGCCTGAACCTGTTTCACCTGGCAGCTGCCCGGCGCGTGAGAATGCCGGCAGCGACCAGGCCGATCCGGTCAGGGTCATGTTCCGCGGCGCTTCTTCGTCCTTCAAAGTGCCAACGAATCTCACCATGATCCTGTCCCGATCGGCCTGCGTCAGCCGCACGTTGAAGGATGATCATGAAGCAGTCACCCCAAGAAAGAGCAATGCGCGCGGCCTGGCGCATTCGCTATCTCCCGAACACACAACAAAAGCGCGAGCAGGCACATAAGCTGTGCCAGTACCTTCGCACGGTCTTGGATCTCGGCGCACAGAAAACGAGGCTGAGCTGATCGTGAGTCGTTACCGCAAAGTGGATCCCCGTATCTGGAACGACCAGAAATTTCGCGAGCTGAGCGACAACGCGAAGCTGGTTTTTTTCATGCTGCTGACGCACCCGAACATGACAGCCATCGGCGCCATGCGCGCGACGCTGGCAGGCTTGGCAGAAGAGATGGGATGGGAAGCCGAAGCCTTTCGGGAAGCCTTCTGCCAGGTCCAATCGAAGGGTATGGCCGAGCACGACAAAAAGGCTTGTTTGATCTCCCTGCCGAATTTCATCAAGTACAACCCCCCTGAGTCGCCCAACGTGGTCAAGGCATGGGTCAATGCACTGGATCTTTTGCCCGAGTGTTCCCTGAAAACCCGCGTCATTGCTAGGGCTGCAGCCTATGCGAAAGCCATGAATAAAGGCTTTGCGGAAGCCTTACCGGAAGCCTTCGCGAAGAGTATGCCTTATCAGGAACAGGAGCAAGAGCAGGAACAGGAGCAGGATAAAAGCGCGCCTAACGGCGCTGTCAACTCGCCCGATGGCGAGCTTGACCTGCAGGGAGCCGATGAGGATGAGGAAATTGCAAAGGCTGCAGACTTGCCCTGCCCTGTTGGATCGCTGGTCAACCTGTACCACGAATGCATGCCACTGAACCCGCAGGTCCGCGTGCTGAACGACCAGCGCAAGAGGGCGATTCGCGCACGCTGGCGCGAAGCTGCTGCGCTGACCTGCAAGCCATTCGGCTACAAGACGAAGGATGAAGGCATGGCCGCATGGCGCGAGTTCTTCGAGGTCTGCGCAGAGTCCGATTTCCTGACTGGCCGCGCCAAAGCGCAACCTGGCAAGCCGCCATTCTTGGCCGACATTGATTTCCTGTTTTCGCCGGCTGGCTTCGCTAAATGCCTCGAGAACAAATACCATCGCGAGGCCGCATGAACGACAAGTTCGACAAGCTGATGGTCGCACGCGAGCAAGAGCAGGCTGTGCTGGGCGCCCTGCTGATCAGCAACGATGCCATCGACCGCATCGGCGATCTGCGCGCCGAGCACTTCTACGACTACCAGCATCGTCAGATTTTCAACAGCATCGTGCGGTTGATCATGTCCACCAAGCCGGCAGACGTGATCACGGTTTTCGAATTTCTGCAGTCGCAGGGCTGGGAAGCGGATCTGCCGTACCTGAATTCGCTGGCGCAGAACACGCCTTCTGCGGCGAACATCGCCCGGTACGCGGCGACGGTGCGCGAGAAAGCTGTAAAGCGTGCGCTGCTGGCGCTGGCGCGCGAGACTGCCGACACGGTTGCCGAGTCGCCCGAAGATTCCGGCGTGCTGGTCGATCAGCTGACCTCGAAGCTGGAAAAGCTGTCGCATGCCGTGGTGAAGTCGGAACCGCAACTGGCACGCGATACGCTGGCGCAGCACATCGAATCGATTGACGAGCGCTACAACGGCGGCGGCGTGGCGGCGATCCCGACTGGGCTGGGCGATCTCGATGCGATCCTGAATGGCGGTCTGCGCCGCGGCAATCTGATCGTTCTGGCCGGGCGCCCGAAGATGGGCAAGACCGCGCTGGCGCTGAATGTTGCGAATAACGTTTCGAAGGATGGCGTCGCCGCTGTGCTGTCGCAGGAGATGACGAAATCCGAACTGCATGACCGCAACATGGCGAGCCTGGGCCGCATTCCGCTCGACCATCTGATCGATCCCCGCAAGCTGACCGATGAGGACTGGCCGCGCCTGACTTATGCTGTCCAGCAGCTCAACGACATGCAGCTTTACATCGATGATCAGGCCGGCCTGACGCTGCTGGATGTCCGCACGAAGCTCAAGCAGATCAAGCGTAAGGCTGGCCGGCTGGATTGCGCTGTGGTCGATTACCTGCAGCTGATGAATGGCGACGGCGATAACCGGAATGCGCAGATCGAAGGCATCACGCGCGGCTTGAAGAATCTCGCGAAGGAATTGGAAACGCCGATCATCCTGCTGTCGCAGCTGAACCGCAAGCTCGAGGAACGTCCGAACAAGCGCCCCCAGCCGTCTGACCTGCGCGACTCCGGTTCGATCGAACAGGATTGCGACGTTGCGATCTTCCTGTACCGCGATGAGGTCTACCATCCCGACAGTCCTGACCGCGGAACCTGCGAAGCGATCGTTGCGCTGAATCGCCAGGGCGCCGCAGGAACCGCGCGCCTGGCATACATCGGCGAGCACACCCGCTTCGAGAATCTGGCACAAGGCTGGCGCCCAGCAGAGGCTGAGAAACGCCTGCCGCCGAGAAGGGGATTTTAATGTCGAAGATGATCCTGAAGCGTTTCGAGATCCGTCGCCAAACGCACGACAACACCCGCAAGGGCCAGGGCGAATACAGCGCCGGCTATGCTGCCGGCCTGCGCGGAGATCCTGAGCCGCACAGCGACAAAGGCCATGTGTTCATGCATGGCTGGCGAAACGGCCAAGCCGATCGCGAAGAGAGCAACCCCGCAACCACAACGAAGGAGCAAACCAATGCAAGAGAATCAAACCGCTGAAAAGCAGGACGAACAGAAGCCGGTCGTCGCTGTCGCGATCTTGAAGTTCGAAGATCTCGAAGACGGCACCATGTCTGTCGAAGCGAAGCACGATGGAAATTTCGAGCCTATGCATCAGTCGCACGCCTGCCTGCGCGCCGTCATCCAGCTGCTGCCGCAGATCTGCGCGCCGATCGGCACGCGCATCGACGGCAACAGCGGCATTCGCCTGCCGATTTCGGATGTCGATCGCTACCAGGCGCTGCGCACGCTGGCGCTTATCCCGGAAGAGAACCGCGAAGCGATCCTGGCGCATCTGTCGAACCGCGATCCTGTCACGGAAGCGGAATTCGACCTGATGACCGACAAGATCGTTGAGATGTGCCGCGGCACGATGCCGCTTGTCGTGGGAGCCGAACAGCCGGCTGCGATCGATGTCGCGCCCACTTGATACCGACAAGATCCTGGCATCGCAGTCGAAGACCATGAAGGACATCCGCGCCAGGGATGCCAAAAGAGAGCGCGACGATCCCGAAACCAAACGGGTTCACGCGCAAATTATCACACTCGCCTAACAGGGAGATATATGAAACAAGGAACAAAATTGTTGATGGTCGCGCAGGCACTTGCTGCCGGCGTGCCGTTGCATCTGCTGGGTCACTTCCGCGGCATGAGGGCTTTGCCGACGAAGAAAGTCCCGAAGACGCAGTCCGACTTCGACGCGATCGCCAAGGCGCAAGCCAAGCGTGATCGCAAAGCGCAGCGCAATCGCGAACTGGCTGCACGCGCTGAAGCCAAGCAGTAAAAACTCACCACTTTGAACGGAGCAACTACATGAACGACCAACAAATTGAAAACGAAGTGACGGCGAAGGGATTGACTGCGCCGCGCATAACCAAAGACCAGATCGACGCGCTGATGGCGCGCGTGCTCTATTCCGCTGTCGGACCAGCCGGCACGACCAGCACCTTCGTGCATGCCTTCCTGGATGGGAAGTTCCTGCTGGCGACCGGCCATTCCGCATGCGTGTCGCCGGAAAACTTCGATGCTGAAATCGGCTACAACATCGCCAAGGAAGATGCTGAAAACGCCGCGCGTAAACGCCTGTGGGAGCTGGAAGGGTATGCGCTCTACAAGCTGCTGAATGCGCAAGCAGAAGCAACTCCGCAGGAACAACTCATTGCCGGCGTGACGATCGATTACATCGAGCGCGTCGCGCGCATGGCGCACATGGTCAACCGCGCGTATTGCGCAGCGCTGGGCGATCTCTCTGTTCCGGTATGGGAAGATGCGCCCCAGTGGCAGAAGGATTCGATCATTGCCGGCGTGAAGTTGCATCTCGAAAGCGAGCTGACGCCGGAACAGTCGCATGAAAGCTGGTACGAGCACAAGCTGAATGATGGCTGGATCTTCGGGCCGGTGAAAGATCCGGTCAAGAAAGAGCATCCCTGCATGGTTGCTTATTCGGACCTGCCGATCGAGCAGCGCGTGAAGGATCATCTCTTCCGCGCCGTGGTGAAGTCCTATTTGTAAGGAAACCGGCCATGAAGAAGATCTTTCTCGCGGTCGCGATTCTGTTGGTAGCTTCGCAGGTATTCGCGATATCCGCAGCCGGCCATGCTGCTGGGGGTCATGCAGCCGCTGGTCATGCGACGGCAGCACACACCGCACCCGCGGCGCACCCTGCGCCGGCAGCACATCCGGCGCCCCCAGCAGCAAAACCTGCGCCGGCAACTACGTCCAAGCCGAGCACCTGGTTTGTCATGCCGCGCTTCTTTGGCGGCTCGTCAACATCTAGCTGCAAGGATCAAAAGGACAAGGGCTGCACAAAACCATGATCCTTTCGCCCATTGAATTGCTGTTCGTGCTTGTGGTGCTGCATAACCTGGCCGACTACCCGCTGCAGGGACAGTTCTTGTCCGATGCGAAGAACCCGAACACGATTCTCGGGAAGATGTTCTGGCCCTATGCGTTGTCGGCGCATGCGCTGATCCACGGCGGCGCCGTGTTCCTGGCGACGCATAGCTTGGCGCTGGCGCTGCTGGAAACAATCTTCCATGCCGTGACGGACTGGCTGAAGTGCGAAGGCAAGATCTCGATGTTGACTGATCAGGCGATTCACTACGGCTGCAAAATCGTGTGGACTGTCATCATCTGGAAAGGACTGCTATGAAATGGCTGTTCGATCCGCGGCTGTTCAACTTCGTGATCCTGGCGCTGTTTGCGCTGGCAGCGATTCGATGGGCGATGGATAAAAACTGGGGGCAGGCCGCATACTTTTTTTTCGCATTCTGTCTTAATTGGGTAGTTACTTTCTCGATGTTGAAATGAGCAAGCCGATAACAAAAGTCTGCATGGATTGTGGTCAGCCGGTAAAAAATCGGAGCAAGAGCACTAAAAGATGCGCGCGGTGTTATCGACTAGCGCCTAAGCCGCCGAAAATGGACTGGCCCAAATGTGTCGATTGCGGAGCAAAGCTATCTACTCGCAAAAATGCAACCGGCAGATGTAAGCCATGTTCATTCAAGGTCACAAAGCCAAGAGGACCAATGCCTCACGTAACAGCTTGGAACAAGGGCAGCAGAAAATATGAGTCGGAAGAGGCAAAAAATTTGGCTGCTAAAGCGCGGAGAAAAGAACGTAGATCTCAACGAAATACACAGGAATTCATTTCAGATCGAATTCGCACTTTGATACGTAACTCGCTGCATCACAGGGGGATTACGAAGGACACCAAAACAGCAACATTACTTGGATGTTCAGTCAAAGAATTTGCGTATTATCTTGAATCAAAATTTTCTGATGGTATGACTTGGGCAAACTATGGAAACAAGCCAGGAAATTGGAACATCGATCATATCCTTCCTCTTGCTTCATTTGATTTGAGGGACGAAGAACAGCAGAAGGCGGCATTCCATTATTCAAATTGCCGCCCACTTTGGGCAGTTGAAAACTTCAAAAAAGGGAGCAGGCTTTCCGATGAAAGCAGCACGCTGGACACCTGAGCAGCTGCAGGCATACCAGGCCAAAACCGGGAAGCCGGTTTCTGGTATGTCTGGCAGATCCGTTTCTTCCACGACCGAGCCGACGAAGGCGAAGTTCCGCAACACGAAGGTCGAAGTCGATGGGCAGAAGTTCGACAGCAAGAAGGAAGCGCACCGCTGGAGCGTGCTGCGCATCCTCGAGGAAGAAGGCACGATTTTCAACCTGGTGCGCCAGGTAACGTTCTCGCTGCAGCCTGCGGTCAACCTGGCCGGCGAGAAGCGCAAGAAGCCGGCGTTACGTTACACCGCAGACTTTGTTTATGTCGCGGAAGATCGCCTGATTGTCGAAGACACGAAGAGCGATGCAACGCGCAAGCTGGCGAGCTACAGAAATAAAAAACATCTTATGAAGACGCTGTTGAAACTGGATATCACCGAAGTATGAACATGCCATTGAACCGGGCGCAGCGCCGCGCACAGGAAAAGCTGGACAAACGCGCACGCCACAAGCCGCGCGACGAGCGCGTGAAGGGCGTCAACACGATCGAGGTCGCGATGAGCCGCGCGGCGAAGCTGAACTTCGAAGAGCAGGCGAACGTCATGGGCGTCGTGAACATGTGCTTCGATGAGATGAAGAAAGGAACATGGCGCGTGCCGGAATGGAACACGCTGGCCGACACGCTCAACGTCGCTGCGGCGCTGGCGTCGCCTTTCAACATCATCGCCGACCACATCGAGAAATTCCACGATGCGATGGAAGTGATGGGCGCCATCGCCGAGCGCGTCAATCAGGGTAAGAGCTGGACCTGCTACGCCGAAGAGATCAAGACGATGGAAGTCGCGATTGAGTTCTTCTGCTACCAGATCCAGTTCGCATCGAAGGGCGAGTATTTTGGCGCCATCGATTACGCCAGGCGCAAGGTTGCCGGCGCCGTGTCAGGAAGTCCCGGCAAAGCGGATGTGCACGTCATTCGTCGCAAGGAATAAAAAAGCCCGACAGGTGGTGCTGTCGGGCTTTTCGATCGCAGGCTGTTCAGTGGCCGATTACAGGAGGGTTTTCTTCATCGCTCGCTCCAGAGGTTAAAGGGAAAGATCCATACGAGTGGAATCCACAATATAACTTAAGGGGCAAGAAAAGTGAAAGAGCTGTTTAAGGATTACCACGAAGCGCTTACCTTTGCTTTCCTGTATTCGACGCAGCAATATGCAATTTCGCCAATGGCGAAGATGATGAAGACCGGCCTGGTCGGCACAGGGAAGGGGCTGGTTTCGCTGGATGGCGCCGCGCAGGCCGGCATGATCAAGGCGGCGATCGACAAGCTGCAGCCGCTGGAAAAGTCATTCCTGGTCGCGAAGTATTCGCCGAAGTTCGATGTTTGCCCATGCTGCGGAGGCCAGAAGCCGCTGCAGCAGTACAGCGAAGCGATCGCGGCGCTTCGTGACTGGGCGACGAATTCGTTTTCAGGGCTGTCGGTGAAGAAGATGCGCGAAGGGATAGTGCGCGCGTATTTCGAACGCGACATCTCAATCGGCAAGTTGGCCGACGAACTGAAGGTTCCGCGGCGCACGGCTTACGACCAGCGCAAGAAGATCCATGACGCGCTGCGCACATTGGAAACGCACGCAGGAGGCTGGGCCTTCGCGATGCTGGAATCATTATTTGAAGGGGAAATCTGATGGATGCAGATCGCATCGAAAATCTGTGGCAGGAAATCGAGAAGGCCGCGGAAGATAACTGGATCGTGCGCGCGACGCTCGAGGCGCATGGCTATTATCGCTACCGCGGCAGCGAAGCGATGAAGCCGATCGTCAACCGCAACCCGGAAACCGCCATTCCCATGCTGCTGGCGATGTCAGTGGTGCTCGCCGACGCGAACAAGCGTATGGAAAGGCAGCTGATGGATCTGCTGCGCATTGCATCGCCATCGCCGATCATCATGCCGGCTGACCATCTGCAAAAGGACGCAAACCGCTGGCGCCGCATTCTCAACAAGCGCTTCATCAAGAACTCGAAGGGATGCTTGTATATCACCGGGCCGACCGATGCCGGGCGTATGAAAGAAATTATCGACGCTGACCTGAAAGAATTTCCATGATAACGACACCTGGCACTACTTTTCTCACATACGGTGAAGAAGAAGTTCGCTTCGCAAAGGAATTTGCCGACTTCCAGAGAAACATTCAGAACGAGATAACGCAGCAGACCGCAGTCAAAATGCCGACGCGCTGCATCTGCTGCGGAGCCCCAGCCGGCGAAGTATTACATCACTAACAACGAATTTGGAACTAACACAACACACATAATATGTAGTATGATTTCGTTCAAGGTCGCACCGCGGCCTCTTTGAAAGGACGAATATCATGCATGAGTCTCAAATTGCCGCCGCCGATTACGAGCAGCGGCGTTCGGCAGCACATGACCAGAGCGAACTGAAGCATTCCCTCGAGTCGATCCGGCATGCCGCCGAGATGCTGGCCGACTATGCCGCTAAGCGCGGCGTCGTGATCACGGTCGAGCAGGTTCCTGTTATGCCGCCTACGATGGGCCGTTACATCACCGCAGTCGATGTGCGCCCGGCACGCCAGCCGGCGCAGCCTGATGCCTGGTGCAGCACGATGAAGCGCAAGGCCAAGGACTGCGGCTGTCCTGACTGCGGTCGTTCCCTGGTTGACTGTGGAGAAGGGGCATGAGCGCCACTAACTTCAATGCGGCTCAGCTTGCCGCCATTGCGCAGGTCGATTCCAAGCTTGTCGCTGTCGGCCTGCCGACTTTTACTAGGGTTTCCATAGCGCTTACCGAAGCGATTGAACAAATCTCTTCGGCAGCGCCGGTCATCGCGGCATTGAATAGGAAAGGAGAACCGACATGACTATCACGTATACCGCACGCGGCTTTTCAAAGATTGATTTCACAGATCACTATGACGTTGCGTGTTCCTTGCAGAAGAGCAGCCTTGCCACTGAAGATGCGATCTGGCTTGGCTGTAATCATGCAAATCCGCGCAAACTGATCCCCGGCAATGGCTGGCATCCAGTCGAAATGCCAGCTGAGTACGTTGCCGACACGCGGATGCATCTTACCCGTGAGCAGGTCGCAAGGTTGCTGCCTATCTTGCAGCATTTCGTGGCAACTGGTGAGGTCGCCGCGCCAGCATCGCCAGCGCAAGCACCAGCGCCCGTAGGTGATGAGCGGGAGGCGATCAGCGGCATGTTTGAGGCATTGGCCAGCATCGATTCTCTGATGCAGCAGACATGGGAAGGCTCGTCGTGCGACACCGCCATGCGCCGCAAAATTACCGAGCTTGCGCAATCGTGGCTTAAATACTCGGACGTTATCCATGCCAGCCGCAAAGCACTATCCGCACCAGCGCAGCAAGTAGAGGCAGCGCAGGTGCCATACGGCTACCACTACAAACACAGCATCGACGGTGATGGTATGTCGTGGAGCTTTTCCACTGAAAACCCGGAAAATTATCGGGCGCAGGGATCGTACATCGAGGACATTATCCCGCTGTACGACAGGCCGACACCCGCCAAGGCAGCGCAAGCGCCGGTGAAGCAGGATCAAGCTACTGGCGACGCCGGGAAGGAGGCAGTGTGAAACCGAACGAATTACGCGCCGCATTCATTCAATGGCCCGACACTTTCCGCGCCGTGATACTGAGCGATGAGCAATTGGCTCTGTACAGGCTGGTACGGAAGAACATTGAGCTGACCAGCGCCGAAGCGGCAGATGCGCTCGGCATTTCCGTGCAGTCGGCCTCGACGCGGCTGAACGTGCTGAAGAAGAAAGGCTATCTTGGCCGCATCCCGCGCGTCGCAGCATCAGGCGGCACCGAATACGCCTACCACACGAGGGCTTGAGACATGACCACCAACCACCAAGACGCGCTGACCAAGGCGCTGGAAGCGCTGAATCAGATTGCAACAAATGGCGCATCAAACAGCCTGAGTGCTCGCAGCCTTTCGCAGATTGCTTCTAGCGCCGCCACGGCCATCAATGCCGCCCTCTCCGCCATCCCTGCGGATGCCGAGCAGATGCCGAAGGGGTATTCCGTCAAGCATGTTGAAGGACATGGCTGGGTTATCGATCCGCCGAGCGGTGGTCCATGGGTTGCCTTTGAGGGTACGCCGGCCGGTGATTTGATGGCCGCCCTCACAGCCCCGCAGGATGCGCAGGAGCGGGACTGGTGCCTGATGCCGAGGAAACTCACTCCGGCAATGGAGGATGTACTTGAGTTTGGGCGCAAGCAACCAGTGCACAACACCTACCTGAATCTGATTGCAGTAGCACCGCAGCCATCCGACAAGCCGGAAGGCAAGGCCGAGCAGGCAGTGCGCAATGAGGCGCTGGAGGAAGCGGCGAGAATTTGCGAGCGGTCGCACAGCATGGAGCATGCGGCGCATAACATCCGCGCACTTCAATCATCATGAAATCTCCATCCACCACACAGATCAAGCGCCTGCGCGTGCGCGCCAAGCTGACGCAGGCCAAGGCGGCAGAGCTGGTGCATTCGAATGAACGCACCTGGCAAGCGTGGGAGTACGGCCAGAACCCGATGCATCCGGGGCTTTGGGAACTTTTCAACATCAAGGTCAAGGCGGCGAAAGACAGTCAACAAAGTTGACAGTTTGTGTTCTTGACATGCGCAATTTGTGCGGTTAAAGTCATTTTTATATACACTGGATAATTGTCAGAGGCGGTTTCTCAACAGAGAAATCGCCTTTTTTATTTCCAGTTCAAGGGTGCTGATATGGCTGAGATCCTGACGAAAAGCGGTGCTTCGATCATTCTTGATGATGTTGATTTTGATCGTTTCAAAGATCGCGTTTGGTGTATTGGAGAACAGGGCTACGCTAAATCTAAGGCCGGTTATCTGCATCGTTTGATTCTTGGCTTGCAAAAAGGCGATGGCAATCACGTTGACCATGTAAATGGAAACCGTCTTGATAATCGCCGCTGCAATTTGAGGGTGTGCACGCGCGCACAGAATTTGCAGAACCAAGGCAAGAATGTATCGAACACTTCGGGGTTTAAGGGTGTGTCGTGGATCGCTCGCGATCGTCATTGGCGTGCTCAGATTCGTGTAAATGGGCGCCGGATTTATCTCGGCGCTTTCCAAGATGTCGAATCTGCACATCGTGCCTATGTGGCGGCTGCGGAAAAGTTTCATGGCGAGTTCTCGAGGACAGCATGAAGCACAAGCCGGATGATGATTGCGAAAAAGCAGTTCATCATTCCAGGCCATACCCTACCCGTAATGACTGGAAGCGAATCTTGGGCCTCGAGCTGATAGAGCTGGAACGCCAGGAGCGCGAACGGCGCGACATGCGCCATCCCTTCACCGGTTGTCTCCGTTCATCGTGATGATGGACTTTGCCCGGCGCTCTCGCGATGAGTGCCGGGCTTTTTTACTTGGAGTTCCCCATGTTGCAAGAAGAACGGTACGTTCTGCGTGCGATCGATCCTGAAACGATCTGGTTGCCCTCTGCTGCCCGTACAGCATCGAAGAACAGCGACGATTTCACGAACACGACCGCGCGCGGGATCATCGTGCTCGCCAACGTGAGCGCGGCGCCCGGCGTCGAAACGATCCAGTTCAAGGTGCAGGGTAAAGATCCGCTGAGCGGCACTTATTTCGATATCGCAGCCAACACGGCGACGACAGCGACCGGCCTGATCATCCTGAAGATTTCCCCCTTCCTGGCAGCGGTGGCCGCATCTGCCAGCGGTCACACGGCGAACAACCTGTTGCCGGCAACCTGGCGGCTGCAAGCGGTCCATTCTGCATCCAGCAGCTGGACTTACAGCGTTGAATATTCACTAACCAACTGAGGCGAACATGAAAGGCAAAGATCAAGGCATCAATACGAAGGTTGCGGCGCCGGCTGGCAAGCCGTCGATCGGCAAGACTCCCAGCCAGCCGCTGGTAGGCGGCTTGGGGACCGACATGAAGGCAATGCCCGGCTCGAAGGGTTCGAGCACTGGCGGCGCCGTCAAGACCGTCAAATCGCAGCCGATGGTCGGCAAGAACGGTAACGGCACTTCCGCAATGGGCAGCGGCGGCGTCATCCCCGGCAAGATCTAACGGCATTTCGTCAACACATCACGGAGAACGAACATGGCAACACTCATCCACAAAATCACCCAGCAGATCGTGGAAATGGAAGACACCACCAATTTCCTGCAGACGATCGAAGACGCAGCGAACTGGGTCGAGCACAAGGCTGAAGGCATGATCGAAGCTGTCGAAGAAGCGCTTGGCGTGACCGAACCCGCTGGCGCTGAACTGGTGCCGGTCGCGACCGAGCAGCCGCAGGTCGAAGGCGATGCGGTTGAACAGACGCAACTCGAAGCCGCGGCGCCGGCTATCGAAGTTCCGGCTGAAGCTGCTGCCATCGCTGCCGATCCGGCTGCACCGGGCGCCGTGTTCGCGCTCAACCAGGCAGCAGGCGAATAATCGTGGCCGGTCCCACTTATCAGGAGATGCCGGCCAGCGCCGGCACATCCACGGCAACGGGCGCCCCCGACGACGAGCAGCAGGAAACCTTCGTGGTCTGCATCGCTGCGATGGCCGATGGCACGTATCAGGTCTACCAGGAGGATAGCGATGGCGACGAAGACGACACCGCTGCCGCTGGCGGCGCTGATGCCGGTGCTATGGGTGCTGGGGGCGATGCAGGCGGTGGCATGGGCGCAGGCATGGACAACGGCGGCGCAGCTGGTGCTCAAACTGCCAACTCCATCGAGGAAGCGCTGAAGATCGCCGGCCAGATGCTGCAGGAAGAGGCCGGTGAGGACAGTGGCGAAGCCGCCCAGGGCGACCAAGGAGACGGCAACGCGCCTGTGAGCGATCCGCAAGCGGTCTGGAACCAGCTCGCCAAGAAGTCGGACGCGAAGCGGGGGCTTGCCTGATGAAGCCGACACCGGGCCGCATGGTCACAGCGCTGGGCTACTCCAGCAACGGCAGCATCGAGCATCCCGCCATCATCACGCGCGTCTGGTCGGATCAAGATCCGGCTGATGCCGTGGTGCTGGTGAACCTGACGATGTTCCCCGACATGGAGTCGCCCAAGCTGCACGGCTCTGTGCAGATTTTCAACACGCGCGCCGAGGCTGAAGCCTTCCGCGCCGAGAAGATCGCGCAGGGCTGGGAAAAAGGTCCGCTGGTGTGCTTCTGGCCCGACCGCGTATGAACCGCCTGTACTGGAACTTCCTCGCAATCGGCGCCGCATGGCGCCGTTTTCGTGTGCGCCCTCTGCTTCGCTACTACTGGCGCACTTTGAAGTTCCGTGCATGGCTTGTCCTTTGGCGTATCCGCTACAGGCTGGGAATGATTGACTCAGGGGCGTAAGAACATGGCAACCACAAAAAAGCCAGCCTCGAAGAAGGCGGCGAAAGAGACAAACAAACAACCGGGCAAGAAGCCTGCTGCCAAGCGCGCACCATCGCGCAAGAAGAAGGCTGAGCAGCCCGAACTGCTGCCGGCTGTTGTTGCCCAGCCTGAAGAGGCTAAGCAGGAAGCGCCGAAAATGGGAAGGCCGACTGACTTCAACCAAGAAGTCGCCGACCGGATCTGCGAGCGCATCAGTGATGGCGAATCGCTAAGGTCGATCTGTCGCGATGAAGCGATGCCGGCAAAGGCGACAGTGTTCCGGTGGCTCGGCAAGCACAAGGATTTTGAAGACCAGTACACGCGCGCACGGCAGGAACAGGCTGAATCGCTGGCCGACGAGATCGTGAACATCTCCGATGAAGTCGGCCAGCCGCTGATCGTTGAAGGCGCCGCGATCATGGTCGATGGCAAGCCGATGATGGTCGTTGACAACGCATCGGTGCAGCACGCGAAGCTGCGCGTCGAGGCGCGTAAATGGGTGGCATCGAAGCTGAAGCCGAAGAAGTACGGCGACAAGATCGAGATGTCGGGGCCGAATGGCGGCGCAATTCCGCTCAACGTATCGGGTAAGGTCGCGCTGACCGCGGATGAAGCCTACCTGCGCATGCTGAACGGAGATCCTGAAGATGGTGGCGACAAGCCTGCCGGCTGATTACCTAGTCGATTGGGACTGGAAGAAGCCGGATTACACGCCGGTCTACCAGGAGCGCGCCAAGCGCCTGAAGAACATCCGGTCGAGCAAGGACAAGGATGCCCTGATCGCCGGACTGAAGGAGTTCTACAAGACGCATCCGGTCGAGTTCCTGACCGACTGGGGCATGACGTTCGATCCGCGGAACCCGGAAATCGGCCTGCCGTCAACGATCCCGTTCCTGCTGTTCCCGCGGCAGCGCGAGTTCATCGAATGGCTGCGCGATCGCTGGTTGAACCGCAAGGATGGCCTGGCTGAGAAGTCGCGCGATGTGGGCCTGTCGTGGCTCTGCGTGGGCTTCTCGGTGTGGATGTGGCTCTTCCATCCCGGCACGGTAGTCGGTTTCGGCTCGCGCAAGGAAGAGTACGTTGACAACCTGGCCGATCCGAAGTCGCTGTTCTGGAAGATCCGGCACTTCATCAACCTGCTGCCTGCCGAGTTCCGGCCTGCCGGCTGGGACTTGAAGAAGCATGCGCCTTACATGAAGATCATCAACCCCGAGAACGGGGCGTCGATCATCGGTGAGGCAGGCGACAACATTGGCCGCGGCAACCGGACATCGATCTACTTCAAGGACGAATCAGCGTTTTACGAGCGCCCTGCAGCGATCGATGCGGCGCTGTCGCAGACCTCGAACTGCAAGATCGACATCAGCACACCGAACGGCCCGGGCAACCCGTTCGCACAGAAGCGCCAGAACGGTCGCATAGCTGTCTTCACGTTCCACTGGCGCGACGATCCGCGCAAGGATGACGCCTGGTATCAGCACCAGAAGGAAACGCTCGATCCGGTCATCGTGGCGCAGGAGATCGATATCGATTACAGCGCCTCGATCGGTGACGCCTTCATTCCCGGCGCCGCGGTCGATGCCGCGCAGGCTGTCGGGCCTGCGGATCTCGAGGGCATCGGGCCGCTGCAGCTGGGCGTGGACGTGGCGCGCTTCGGCGACGACAAGAGCGTGATCACAGCGCGCCGCGGTCGCGTGGTGATGTGGCAGCGCGTCTATTCCGGCCTTGACACGATGGCAGTCGCGCAGAAGGTCAAGAACGAGGTCGATGCCTTCAAGGCAGGCGGCTACGAGGTTCACCAGATCGCCGTCGATACCATCGGCATCGGCGCTGGCGTGGCCGACAAGCTGCGCGAGTTCTATCCCTCGATCGTGGACAACCTGGGCGTCGTGATCGTGCCGTCGATTGTGGTGGACGTGAACAGCGCGCTGCGCGTCGATGATGGAGAGAACTACAACCTGCGCGCGCAGATGTGGGCAAACATGAAGGGCTGGCTGATGAATGCACCGGTCAGCCTGCCCAACGATGGCGACCTGAAGACGGATTTGACCGCGCTGAAGTACAAGTTCCAGCAGAACCTGCGCCTGATCGAGTCGAAGGCCGACGCCAAGCGCCGCGGCATCAAGTCGCCTGACCGGGCTGACAGCCTGGCGCTGACGTTCGCGATGCCGGTCGTGATGCACCAGCGCGTTGTGGCGCCGGTCGCCGTGGCGATGAACCCGCTGGATGCGATCGCAGGTTACTGATGTTCAAGACGCAGCTTTCCCAGTTCGATGAAGAACTGCAACGGCAAATTGCCGAAGCCTATGGCGTGACGACTGTTCAACAGACCGGCTTCACAAAGCACGTTGGAAAGAAGCACATGCCATTGGCAGAACTTCGCAGCCTGCAGCGTGAAAAACGCAAGGCGCGTGTGGCATTTGAGAAATCGGCTGAATGGAAGGCATTGAAGGCCGAGTTCATGAAGACCGTGCCGCATGTGTGCGTGCAGTGCGGGGCGAAGAGCCGGCTGCATGTCGATCACATCAAGCCGAAATCCAAGTATCCAGAACTGGCACTTGAGATGACGAACTTGCAGCTTCTATGCAAAGACTGCAATTTTGAGAAAGCGGCGAGAGAGCCGCAATAATTTGAACAAAGGCGCTTCGGCGCCTTTTTTTATGGGCTGAACATGGGCGATTACGAAGTTTATTCATTGGCAGGTGCGGAGAGTGCCGGCGAACCGGTTCCGACCGATCCGCTGACTGCCAGCGAGATGGCTGAGATCGAACCCGAGCGCCTGGAAATGCTTGGCCTGTCGCTGGCAAAGCGCCGCGACGAATGGGTGAATGCGCGCCGCGCCTCTGGCGTTGAAAAGCGCTGGCTCGAGGACATCGACCAGTACAACGGTCGCGACGAGGCCAACAAGCAGACCGCTAGCATGATGGAAACCGTCGCCGCTGGCGGCTATCCGACATCCGGCCAGGCGACCAAGCCGCAGCGCTCCACCGTGTTCGTGAACATCACGCGCCCGAAGACGAATGCAGCGGAAGCGCGCCTGACGAACATGCTGATCCCGACCGATGACCGGAACTGGGGCATCAAGCCGACGCCTGACCCGAAGCTGACCTCGCAGGCCACGCAGGAAGCGCGTGCGCAGGCCAAGGCAGCGATCGCCGCTGCGCAGAGCAGCAACGCGCCTGCTGCGGCGCCTGGCGCACCCGGCACGATGCAGCAGCCGGCGCCGACGATGCCGGCCATGAACCCGATCGCCGAAGCGCTGCAAGGCACTGGCGAGCAGAGCGCGACGGCGCTGGCCCAGCTCGAGGAAGCCGGCAAGCGCGCGAGCGCCATGCAGGAAAAGATCGATGACCAGCTGATCGGCTGCGATTACAACGGTCAGCTGCGCCTGATGATCCACGACTGTTCCGTGATCGGCACTGGCATCCTGAAAGGCCCGATCGTCGTCAATCGCGTGCGCAAGGCATGGCGCCCGGTCAGCGATGGCAATCGCACCGTGCATGTGCTGGAGGTCGTTGAAGAGAAGCAGCCGGCCAGCGAGCGCGTCGATCCGTGGGATGTGTTTCCTGATCCGTCCTGCGGCGAGAACGTCCACAACGGTCGCGGCTTGTTCGAGAAGAAGAACGTCACGAGCAAGCAGCTGCGCGAGCTGGCGAAGCAGCCCGGCTACCTGGCCGAGAACATCAGCAAGGTGCTCGAGGAAGGTCCGCAAACTGCGGTATCGCAGACCCAGCGCGACATCCAGAACAATCGCGAGAATGGCGATCCGTATGCCGTCTCCGACCTGTTCGAAGTGTGGGAATACTGGGGCGAGTTTCTGCCGGAAGATCTGCGCGCTGCCGGCGTCGATGTGCCTGATGGCGCCGTCGATGCGATCAGCGGCTGCGTCATCCTGGTCAACAACCATGTGATCAAGGGCTTCCTGAACCCGCTCGAGACTGGCGATCTGCCCTACGACTTCATGGTGTGGGAGCGCGTTGACGGCTCCTGCTGGGGTTATGGCCTGCCGCGCCTGATGCAGTCGGCGCAGCGCGTGCTCAATGCCGCATGGCGCCAGCTGATGGACAACAGCGGTCTGTCGGTTGGTCCGCAGATCGTCATGAACCCGACGAAGGTGCATCCGGCTGATAAGCGCTGGGAGCTGACCGGTCGCAAGATCTGGTACATGAACGACAGCCAGGCGAAGGTCGAAGAGGTCTTCGGCAGCTTCGAAGTGCCGAACCACATCAAAGAAATCCAGATGATCATCGAGATGGCGATGAAATTCGTGGATGACGAATCGGCAGTGCCGACGCTCGCGCAAGGCGAGAAGGGAACGGCGCCCGAGACTGTCGGCGGCATGCAGCTGCTGATGAACTCTTCGAACGTGGTGCTCTCGCGCATGGTGAAGCAGTTCGATGACATGATCACCAGGCCGCACATTCGCCGGTACTACGACTGGAACATGTGCTACGCCGAAGATGAGGACATCAAGGGCGACTTCCAGATCGATGCGCGCGGCTCGTCGGCGCTGCTGGTGCGCGACATGCAGTCGCAGGCACTGATCCAGCTGGGCGCCTTCTCGGGCAACGGCGAGATCGCCCCCATGATCAACTGGGAAGCCTGGTTCAAGGAAGTCCTGAAGGCACAGCACATCGATCCGACCGACATCATGAAGTCGGAAGCCGAGATCGAGGCCGCGAAAAACCAGCCGCCGCAGGCGACGCCGGAACAGATCCGCGCGCAGGCGCAGCTGCAGGTTGCTCAGATCCGCGGCCAGGCGCAGCTGATGACTGCCAAGGCTCGTCAGGAAGGCGAGATCGCCTATGCGCAGACCGAAGCGCAGATGGCGCACGACAACCACATGATGCGCCTGCAAGAACTGCAGCTGCAGCGCGACCTGGCGATCCTGCAGTACGTGCAGCAGCACAAGATCACGATCGAGCAGGCCAAGGCGGATCTCGCCAAGACTGCCATGCAGGAAGAAACGAAGCGCCAGGTCGCCGCGGTCGAAGCGACGCTGGCGCAGAACGAACATCACAGCCGCGTCGCGATGGACATCGCCACGCATAACGCACAACAAGCCGCGCCGTCAGGCCCGGCCAATAACTTCCAGCGCTAACCATGTTCACTGATGAGACATGGAACGAGGTGCAGCGCGAGCTGCAGCAGATGCTGCAGTTCGAGCGCGACCGCCTAGAGGACAAGACGCTGGACATCAACGCAACCAATTTCACGCGCGGACGCATCAGCGCGATTAAAGAATTGTTGGCGCTTCCTGAGAAGAGGGAAGCCCTGACAAGGAATGTTGAGCCGGCATAGCCCCGCTTGACAGCTTTTGCCGCGCAAGCGGCTTGTAGTACCAAAGGAGAAAAAGCCTTGGATCTTCAAACCATGACCTCGGGCAACCCCGACGAGGCACAGAAGTTGTGGAACGAGATCGCCGCTGAACGCAACACCGAAATCAATGAGCCGACCGCTGCCGTGCAGCCGCCGACGAAGACTGATGACGATGCTGCTGCAGCCGGCGCTATCGCGGCCACGAACGAACCGGAAGAAAACGCCAATCCCGAAGCCGGCGCGACCGGCGCAGCAGATCAATCCGCCGCCACTGCAGCAGCCGCAGCCCAAGCTGCCGCCGCAGAGCAGTCGAAGGCAGATCCGATCAAGGAACTCGCGGAACAGATCACCAACCTGTCGAGCAAGTTCGATTCTCAGCTGCGCAATATTCACGGTCACATCGGCGGCTTGACCAGCACGCAGAAGCAGATGCAGGAGGTGCTTAACGCATCGAAGCAGGCTACAGCTGAAGTGAAGGAAGCGCCGACGCAGACGCAAGTCGCAGAGGCCGCGAAAAGCCCTGAAGAATGGGAACGGCTGCGCGAGGACTTTCCTGAGTGGGCAACCGCGACGGAAAAGCTGCTCGATGCACGCCTGGCCGGCCTGCAGCCGCAAACAGCTGCAATCGACCAGGGAGCGATCGACAAGATCGTTGAAGAGCGCGTAGCAAAGCAGACTGCCTCTGTCCGTACCGAAGTCATCGATTCGCATCTTGATGGGATTGTCGATGGCGACTGGCGCGAGCTGGTCAATACGGAACAGTTTGGAAAGTGGCTTGACGCTCAACCGGACGATGTGAAGAAGCTCGGGGAATCGAACCGCATTACCGATGCGGCAAAGATGCTCAGGGAATTTCAGAAATCCAGGACTTCGAACCAGACGCAGCAAATCATTGATCAACGTAATGCAAAGCTGGACGCCGCTACCACGCCGCAAAGCAAGCTCCGCACGAACAAGACTCAGAAGCCGATTGAAGACATGACGCCGGCTGAGTTGTGGGACTACGAGGCTCGCCAACGCGAGAAGGCACGCGCCAGGGGCTAACACTCAATTTTCTTTTTAGGAGAACTTAATCATGGCTCAACAAGGCTATTCAACAGTCGCGTCGCGGAACCTTATCCGTGCCGCACAAGGCATGCTCGAGCACGCTCAACCGATCATCGTTCTCGGTGACTTCGGCGAGCAGCGCGAAATGCCGAAGAACAACACCGACACGCTGGTCTTCCGTCGCGTGCTGCCCTTCGGCGCATCCACCAGCGGCAGCGGCATCGGCTCGCAGCAGTACATCGGCACGCCGGTCATCACCGCGAACAACTTCCTGTTGTCGGAAGGCGTGACGCCGAATGCCAACACGATCAGCTTCCAGGACGTGAGCGTGACGCTGCAGAACTTCGGCATCCTGTTCAAGTACAGCTCCAAGACGGAGAACCTGTATGAAGACGATGTGCCGGGCGAGATGGTCAAACTCGTCGGCGAAACGATGGGTGAAATCCTCGAACTGGTCCGCTACGGCGTGCTGAAGGCCGGCACGCAAGTCGTGTATGCCAACGGCTCTTCGCGCAGCTCGGTGAACACCACCGTCAGCCTGAACCGCCTGCGCCAGTGCGCGCGTGTCCTCGAGTCGAACCGCGCTCGCCGCGTGTCGCAGCGCCTGTCGCCGTCCGTGAACTTCGGCACCCGCGCTGTGCAGCCGGCCTTCATCGTGTTCGTCCACACCGATGCGGAAGCTGACGTTCGCAACCTGCCTGGCTTCACCCGCGTCGAGGAATACGGCAGCTTCAAGCCGATCCACGACCGCGAGATCGGCGCCTGCGAACAGTTCCGCTTCATCACTTCGCCGCTGCTCAATCCGTTCCTGGCTGCTGGTTCCAGCACCCTGAACGGCATGGTGTCTGTCGGCGGCTCGAACGTGGACGTGTACCCGTTCCTGGTGATCGCAGAATCGGCATGGGGCCAAGTCGCACTGAAGGGCATGAATGCCATCAATCCGACCATCCTGCGCAGCGGCGACAAGAATCACGCCAACCCGCTGGGCATGTTCGGCTTCGTCGGCGCATCCACCTGGTTCAACGCAGTGCGTTTGAACGAAGCCTTCATGGTTCGCTTCGAAGCCGCGGTGACATCGCTGTAATAGGAGAGAAATCATGGCTTCTATTGCACAGCGCATGAATGCGCTGCTGAACAAGGTCGATGGGCTGGAGCTGAACAATCTCTGGCAGTCCGTGCTGACGGATGTGACGAACCTGCTGGATCGTCTTCGTTCTCAGTGCACAACCAGTGCCGGCCTGCGTATCAAGGGCGGTTCCGCTTCTGCAGTCGTGCAGGCGCATACGGCGATCTATGCGGTCGCCAATGGCGTTCTCGTTACGAAAGCGGCAGATACGGACATGGCTGCATTGTCGGGCTCGGTGACAAATGCCAAGTTCAACGTGTTCGTGCACTTCATCGATTCGGCTGGCACGCTGACTTCGGTGATGGGTACGGAAGGCGCGACACTTGCTGCTGTTGCCTGGCCTACGTTCCCCGCGAACAAGGCATGCATCGGTTACACCATCGTCAACCCTACCGGCACCGGCCCCTTCGTCGGCGGCACTACGGCACTCGATGACGCAACCGTTGTGCCGAATGCCGTCTTCGTCAACGTGCAAGGCGCATTCGATCCGAAATCGTCTCTGTCCCTGACTGCTTAATCAAGAAAGGAATCACCAACATGTTCAACATGACAAATTCCGCCGCAGGCGGCAACGAGTGCTTCGTATCGGCTGGCCTTACCGGCCTGTCGGGCGCTGCATCAACCTATTCGACCGGCTCGACCACGCTGCAATACTGCGTGAACGGCATCATGAAAACCAAGACGCAGGTATCGGGCGGCACCACGCCGACCACCGATATCGTGACTGGCGCTGCGATCAAGGGCATGGTCGCCAACCAGGCATGCGTTTTCGTGTGGGGCCTGAAGGCCGATGGCACTGTCGTCGTGGCGCAAGGCCCGATCGTGTCCTACACCGACACTTCGGCGAACTCGACACGCTGCCCGTTCCCGATCCTGCCGGATACCGTGACACCGATCGCCTATGTCGTGATCAAGGCTGGCGCAACGACTTCCGGCACCTGGACGTTCGGCACGAGCAACTGGAATGCAACCGGCATCGTTGTCGATACGCCGGTCAATGTGTCGAACCTGCCGCCCAGCGATCCGCTCACGGCATAACCATCGCAGTTCAGTAGTACCGCAGGCGCCCCCATACGTGGGGCGCCTTTTTTTTGACCATCAGAATGTGAGACAGCAAACATGGCTACCAAAACCGTTATCGGCTCCGACAACAGCAACCCGAATCACCAGGTAGAAATCATCGGCGACCAGACCATTGAACCGGTCGTTGCCTCCGAGTTCGACAAGAAGGCGCAGAAAAAGATGTTCGATGAAGAAGCCTTCATGAACGAGATCGTTGAAATCGAGATCGCCACTTCCACGAACGAAAACGATCCGCCCCACATCCTGCTGAACGTCAACGGCACCAGCATGCCGCTGATCCGCGGTGTGCCGCTCCCGGTCAAGCGCAAGTATGTCGAAGTGCTCGCACGCTGCAAGGAAACGAAATACAGGCAACCGACGCGCGACATGGCGAACCCCGAGGCAGGCAACACCCTGCTCGGCAACACCGCGCTGACGTACCCGTTCCAGGTTCTGAAGGATACGGCGCGCGGCATGGCATGGCTGCAGGCTGTGAAGGCAGAGGCTGCTTAACATGAACTTTCTGCAGCTTGTTCAACGCCTGCGCCGCGAGTGCGGCGTGTCGGGTTCCGATCCGGTCACGGTCCTGAACCAGACCGGCGAGATGAAGCGCCTGGTCGATTGGATCAACTCGGCATGGATGGACATCCAGAACACGCATGCAGATTGGTTCTTCCTGCGCACGCCGGTTTCATTCAACAGCGTCGTAGGCCAGCAGTCGTACACAGCAGCGCAGGCAGGTATCACCGCGCTCGGCTCGTACAAGATCGACAGCTTCCGGCTCTACAGCCAGTCGCTCGGCGCGTCGAACGAGATGATCCTGCCTTTCAAGCCTTACGACGATTTCCGCAACCTCTACATGTTCGGCGCGAACCGCACGCTGCAGCAGCGCCCGGTTTTCTTCACGGTCGATCAGCAAAAGAATTTCCTGCTGGGGCCGCTGCCGGATGATGTGTATGTCGTGAATGGCGAGTATTACCTGCAGCCGTCCGAGATGGCAGCGAACGCCGACACGCCTTCGATGCCGTCGCAGTACCACATGGCGATCGTGTATCGCGCCATGATGCACTATGGCGAATATGAAGCGGCGCCGGAAGTCTACCAACATGGCGAGATCGAATTTCAGAAGCTGATGTTCCGCCTGGAAGTCGATCAGCTGCCTCAACTCAGCTTTGGGGCGCCGCTCGCATGATCAAGTTTTCCAAGGTCGATCAGCACTACTACCCGCTTGTTGGCGGATTGGATTTGCTGACGCCGGCCATCTCCGTCAAGCCTGGTCGCGTTTCCGACTCGCAGAACTACGAACCGGAGATCAGCGGCGGCTATCGCCGTATCGATGGCTTCGAGCGCTTCGACGGTCACAGCTCGCCATCGTCTGCCGCATACTGGATCTTGCCGATTACGCAGACCGGCACGATCGCGGTCGGCGACACGATTACCGGCGCCACATCCGGCGCAACCGGGAAGGTACTGGGCATCTTCGGCACGAACTTGGTGCTCGGGCGCGTATCGGGCAGCTTCACGGCCAGCGAGAACCTGACCGATAGCGCCACTCCTGTCGGCGCAGCAGCTGGCCCGATCCTGCAGAACGGGGCAACGCTGCCTTCGGATCATGCCGACTACACGCTGCTTGCGGCGAACGACTGGCGCACGCTGATCGGCGCTGTGCCTGGCAGCGGCCAGATCCGCGGCGTGTGGGTCTACAAGGATGTGGTCTACGCCTTCCGCGACAATGCTGGCGGCACGGCAGGCCAGATGTGGCAATCCAGCACTGGCGGCTGGATACAGATCGCGCTGGGCCGCGAGATCCTGTTTTCGCAGGCCACCACGCCAAGCGCAACCGTCACGATGACGGTCGCATCGCCGGCAGTCATCACCTGGAATGCACATGGTCTTCAGAACGGCCAGCCTGTCGTCTTCACCACGACCGGCGCGCTGCCGACCGGCCTGACGGCTGGCACGACCTATTATGTGATCAATGCGGCTACGAACACCTTCCAGGTTGCGGCGACGGCAGGCGGTGCTGCAATCAATACATCTGGTGTGCAATCCGGCACGCATACAGCCACGGCAACCGTGTCGCCTACGCTTGCCGTGGGCGACACCATCACCGGAGCAACCAGCGGCGCCACGGCGGTCGTGAAGGCTGTCTTGCTGCGCACCGGTACGTGGACCGTTTCGCCTGTCGGATCGCTCGTCTTCGCGACCGTGACTGGCGCCTTCCAGATCGGCGAGAACATCCTGAAAGGCGGCGCAATCCAGGTGAAGGCGTCAACTGCTGACACAGCGATCACGCGCCTACCTGGCGGCTCGATGGACTTCGCCAATGTCAACTTCACCGGCTCGACTGCGACGCAGAAGATGTATGGCGTCGATGGCGTCAATCCCGGCTTCGAGTTCGACGGAACGACCTACGTCCCGATCCACACCGGCATGACCGTTGACACGCCGACGCATGTCATCGGCCACAAGAATTACCTGTTTTACTCGTTCCTCGGCAGCGTGCAGCTGAGCGCTCTCGGCAATCCCTATTCATGGTCGCCGGTTCTCGGCGCAAATGAAATCGGCGTAGGCGATCCAGTTACCGGCTTCGTGCCTGCCGCTGGTTCTTCTGTCGGCGACTCGTCGCTGGCGATCTTCACGAAGGGCCGTGCGCATATCTTGTATGGCGCCTCGAGCAGCAGCTTCAGGCTGGTTACATCGAAGTGGGATATGGGTTTCTCTGCCTTCACGATGCAGGCAGTCAGCAATGACATATACGGCCTTACCGCACGCGGAATCCAGGCGCTGACTACCACGCTCGACTATGGCGATTTCGATTACGCATCCGTGTCGCACATGATCCAGCCATTCATGACCGCGAAGAAGGGACTAGAAACCTGCGCGACCACGCTGAAGACGAAGAACCAATATCGCCTGTACTTCAGCGACGGAACCGGTCTTGTCGTCGGCCTGACAGGTCAGAAGGTCAATGGCCTGTTGCCTCTGAATTACGGCAAGCCTGTTCGCTGCATGTGTACGGCTGAGCTGTCAACTGGCTTCGAAGTGACGTACTTCGGCTCTGATGACGGCTACATCTACCAGGACAATATCGGAACATCATTCGATGGCAACACGATAGAAGCATGGTGCCGTGTCGTATTCAACAATCTCGGCTCTCCGCAAATCCGCAAGCGCATTCGTCGTGCCGTGTTCGAGGTAACTGTTACTTCTTACTGCCAGGTGAATATCTCGTATGACATTGGCTATGGCAATCCCGATGTGCAACCGTCTGCAGTACAGCCTAATCAATCGTTAATCGGCGGCGGTGGTTACTGGGACAAAATCACATGGGATCAATTCAATTGGGATGTGCAGTCTGTTCTCAATCCCAGCGTGTCGATTGACGGCACTGAAAAAAATATCTCGTTCATCTTCTACAGCAACCGTGCGCAGGATCAGTCGCACACGTTTCAAGGTATCACGTTCCTATCTTCAATCCGCCGTACTGAAAGGTAATGCTTAATGTCGAATACTTTCTACAACCATAGCGACGGTATTCCGGTCAGTCTCAGCCGCGGGTCTTCTTCGCAGATCCGTGCTGAGTTTGATCTTGTCCAGGCTGGATTCGATCTGCTTCCTTCCAAGGACAACCTCAAGCATGGAACCGTGACTTATGCCGCTGCCGATACTGGCACAGCTGATCATTACATAGTCGCACTGCCGCAAGATCCTGGTTCGCTGGCTGATGGGCTTGAAGTGGTGTTCAAGGCAGCAAACCTAAATACCGGTGCATGCGATATCAATGTTAGCAACCTTGGGCCGGTAGCTATCAAGCTGCCAGATGGGACAAATCCGGCAGCTGGCGACGTGCGCGGCATCACTACCGTTCGCTACAACATCACGACCGGTTTCTTCCATCTTGCTTCAAGCATTGCCGGCGCAACCAGCGCCGCAGCTAGTGCAGCAGCAGCCTCTGCATCAGCTGGAACAGCTACAGGTGCAGCAGGAACTGCAGTAGCAGCCGCAGCCTCTGCATCAGCATCAGCTGCTGCTGCTGCATTGTCCGCTGCATCGCTTGTTGTTCCTCCCTTCATTTACTACAACGCCGGAATTATTTAACAAGGACAGCCATGACTACTTCCGCACAATTTGTCTCGGTCCCGCGCGTCGGCGCTGCGATCGTTACCAACCCCGATACTTCGCGCACTGCGCCGACTATCGTATCGACCGTCATGACGGCGACTGCGACCGCCTCTTCCGGCACGCGCATCGATAACATCGACATCAATGCAATCGCTACGGTCACTTCGACCATGCTGCGCTTGTTTGAATATGATGGCGCTACCTATCACCTGTTCATGGAAATTCCGCTTTCCAATACCACGGCGCCCACGTCTTCGGTTCCGGTGTTGATGCAGGCATTGAGCAGCGTGACTAACCCTGATAAGTTCCCGCTTATCCTGCCGACCGGCCACAGCCTGCGCGCAACCGTCAATGATGCGCAAGTTGTCACGCCGGCTAACGCGCAAGCGATCAGCCTGTCGCAAAGCATCGCATCCGGCGCTCTGGCATCACTGAACGGTGGCCTCGGAACGTTGACGAATGCGAGCACGGCAGCAGTATCTGCACTGCAGACCACAGGCGCTGCAGCCATCTTCACACAGACGGCATACCCGTACTCACTGACTGTTCCATCCGTGCTGTCGTTGACTAGCACCGGCAACATCAGCGGCGTGAACTTTACTATTTCCGGCCTCGATTCTTCTGGCGCCGCAGTGACTGAAACACTGGCTGGCCCTAACAACAACACCGTCTACACCAACACCGTTTTCGCATCGGTGGAAAAGGTCTATGCCAATGGTGCAGTAGGGACGAACACCAGTGTCGGCTATGGCGCAGTCAAGGCACTCGATTTTGCTTCGAAGATCACAATCACCAGCTCGACCAATCTGGCTGCGGTCAACTTCACAATCATCGGCACCAATACGGCAGGCGTCACAACGACCGAAGTGCTTGCCGGTCCCGCTGCAGGTCTGACTGTCACCAGCGCGAACACTTACAAATCCATTTCGGTAATCAAGCCAAACGGCTTGGCAAACCCGACGCTCATCGGCACGCCTGCCGTCATGGGTGGCATCAAGGTTATCGCTCGCGGCGGCGACTTCGCTTAATTCACAAACAAGGGAGAAACCTCAATGAACAAAGGACTGTACGGCTTCCCACTGCCGCCGAATGCGCCTACGCGCGTGGCACCTCCTGAGTGGCGCAACTACAAGCTGATCACGGCGACGACGAGTTCCGAGGTGGTTCCTCAGAACGTCTACCAAATGGGCATTGCTGTGCATGGCGGTGGTGGCAATGGCGGCACGACAGCGAACGGCGCTGGCGGCGGCTTTGCATTTGCCATCATCGATGTCGTGCCAGGTCAGCTCTTGTCAACCATTACCATCGGTGCGGCAGCGGGTACGAGTTCGTACGGCACATTGATCACAGCAACGGGCGGTGTATCCAATACCGTGGGCGGTGCTGGCGGTGTCGGTACGGTGGCAGCTGGCCTGCGCGGCGCGATGACTGCATCCGGCGGAAATGGTGGCACTGACGCCGCCAAGGGTGGTGCTTCCGCTGGATCATTTTACGGAAACGGCAGCACTCCTACTTCGACAGGTGGATGTGGCCTCGGTCTTGGTTTGGCATCCGGTCCCGGTGGCGCAGGAGCCAATATACCCAGCACGGATTCCGGTGGTGGTGGCACCTGCACAGGTTCAGTAGGCTCATCTGGCGGTTCAGGACTCGCTGCACCGGGAGCTATCTACGACAGCAGCGTAGCCAGCAAGCCCGGTGCATCTGGCTCTGGCGGCTCTACCGGAAAGAGTCCTTTCTTCCTATACATCATGAAGGCACTAGACGGTTCTGGCGGTGCATCTGGAAACGGCGCGGCTGCGGGTGCTGGTGGGCCGGGCGGCGGCGGAGGTTATACCGGAACCACAGCCCAAGGCGGCAACGGAGGATTCGGCGGTGGTGGTGGACGCGGAAGCCCATCAGGTAATGGAGGTTTCGGAGGTGGTGGCGGCTTCTCGGATGGCAGTTCAGGCGGTAATGGTGGCCTTGGTGGCGGTGGTGGCGGTGGCATGACTTCTGGTACTTCTGCAGGCGGTAAGGGCGCTGTGATTCTTTTCTGGACGGAGGGCTATTAATCATGAAATATGCACGCATCATTAACAGCATCGCCATCGACGTGCGGACAGATTCGCCCGAAGGCTGCTTCACGCCGAACATCGTTGCTGAATTTGTCGAAGTGCCTGACCAGGTTGAAGAAGGCTGGAGCAACGAGCGCGGAACGTGGACAGCGCCAGTCCCGTTTACGCCTGAACCTGCAGCTGCCGTAGTCGTTCCGCCGACTGTTTCGCCAATCGAGTTCATGCTTCTCTTCACTGCGCAGGAGCGCGTCGCTATTAAAGCTGCGCGCGCATCGGATGAGATCATAGAAGACTTCATGAGCATCGTGGAAGATCCGCGCTTGACCGGTGTGAATCTGGCGCTGCAATCGACACAGAACGCGCTCGAGTATCTGGTTTTCAAAGGACTCATCACCGAAGATCGCAAGGCGCAGATCGTTCTCGGGAAAGTGATGTAACGCTATGAGCCGGCTCGCCTTGTTCGGTGTATGGCTGCTGATCGTGGTCATGCTTCCGCTTGCCATGCTCAGAATGCTGTGGGCTGTGCTCGTATCGCCAGACAAGGCGCAAGCGCAGGCGCGTGCCTTTGATCGTACTGGGAACGTGCTTGCCAACGGCAGCGAGAACGAATTCATCAGCACACGCGCCTATCGTGCCATGCTGGAAAACAGGCGTTGGGGTTGCATCTTGTGCCGCCTGCTCGATTATTTCGATCCTGATCACTGCAAGAAAAACGCAAAATAATTATCTCAATCACCCGATTAGCTTCGGGGTAACAAAGGAGTGGTAATGGCAACAAACGACAAAGACCTGAAGCCGAAAGAGTTCAAGGAAAACATCAACGTTCCCATTGCTATTCCGGCGTGGGGGTTTTTGACATTACTGGCCGGCGCGATCTTCAGCGCTGGCGTCATCTCCAACAAAATCGATACCGTCATCGATGCTGTGAAAAAGAACGACGACAAGCTGGCTTCTGTGCAGGATAAGCAGACAGCAAGCATCGCCGTCATCACGAACCTGCAGGCACAGGTGCAGAACCATGAATCGCGCATCACCACGGTGGAGCGCAACGTGATCGAGCGCACGATTATCGATCGCAAACAGTTCAAATAAGGGGAACACGATGGAACAATTTCCGAAACTCGAAAAGCTTCGCATGGCGCACTGGCTGCTGGTTTCTGCTCTGCTGTATGGCGCCGCCATGACACTGGCCGCATTCAAGGGCATCGACGGCAAGCCGCTGCTTCCGCAGCTGCAGATCGTCTTCTGGAAGCTCGGCCACATCACGATGGCTGCGCACGCCGGCTACTGGATCGACAAGACCACCTTCCGCGACAAGCTGCTGCCGGATAGCGATCCCGCGCGCCAGGACCGTCGCGCCAAGATCATGGCCGCATGCATCATCGCCGTGGCGCTGGGTATGTAATGCGCGCGCTCACCTGGTTCCTGTTGGCGATCTTCCTTGGACTGTGCGGCAAGGTATTTGGCGCCGATCCGGCGCTGCGCTTCCGCGCTACCCTGCAGCGTGAAGCGCAAGCGGTCTACGGGCTGAACGCGCCGGTCGCGATGTTCGCCGGCCAGATCCGTCAGGAATCGGGCTGGCGTCCTGATGTGACCGCTTGGGACAATGGCCGCGGCCTGGCACAGTTCATGGATGCGACAGCTGACCAGGTTGCACGCCAGTTCCCTGAACTGGGGGCGCCGAACCCGTATGATCCGCGCTGGGCGATCCGAGCATTGGTGCGCTATGACGGCTGGATCTTCGGTCGCGTCAAAGGCGATGCCGAATGCGACCACTGGGGCGCGACGCTGAAGGGATACAACGCTGGTCCCGGCTACGTGCAGCAGGCGCAGAAAAAGTCTGAGCAGCCCGGCAAATGGTTCGGCGTGACAGAGTTCGTCCCGACCAGGCAGAACCCGAAGAATTTCGAGTATTCGCGCCTGTACCCACACTGGATCATTTTCAAGCACCAGCCGCTCTATGCAAGCTGGGGCGAAACCATCTGCCTCGAGGTGAACCCATGAATCTTGGCTGGAAAATCCTGATCGCGATCGCGCTCGCTGCAGGCATCTGGCTTGCCGGCGACAAGCATGGCTTCGAACAGGCAACGAAGGAAGATGCGCTGAAGCTCGCTGCGGCCAATGAGAAGGCACACGATGAACTAGAGGCAGCAAATGTGAAGATCCGCGGCCTGAGCCTCCAGATGGCTCACCAGCTCGACAGAATCGCCGATGCGGGCGAGAAGGAGAAAGAAGATGCAAAAGCTCATGAAGACGATCTGCGCGCTCAGCTGCGCTCTGGTGCTCTGCGCCTGCGGCTTGCAGTCGCCAATTGTGAAAGTGCTAAAGCCGGAAACGGTAACGGTGCCGGATCTTCCCGCGGAATTGAAAATCAAGCATCAGCCGAATTACTGCCAGCGACTGCTGACGATCTTGCAAGCCTCGTCTTCGACGCTGATGCAGAAGTGCGGAGAACAAACGAATGCATCGACCGTTACGAAACAGTGAAAAAGTCGGTGAACGCGCAGGCGCAAACAGCTGACACCACGCCGGATATCGGCGATCATGTCGATGGCAAATAGGGGCAGGAAAAATCATGGCTGATACCAGCGGAATCATCAACACGGCACGCAACACGACGCAAGATCCGAACATCATGACGGACGCAGCGGGTGCGACCGCTGACAACGGCGCTACGTCCACATCGACACAAACGCAGGCACCCTCAGCAATCTCTGCTGCCGATATCAATACGAGTTACAACACGCTCTTCGGCAGGCCGGCAGAAGATGCCGCCATTCCGTTCTGGACGAATTACGCGCAGCAAAATGGCCTGAACGCCGACCAGCTTCATGCCGCGATTGCAGCCAACGCACAGAACGATGACAAGAATGCAGAAGCCTCCCTGAATGGCAATGGAAACCTATCCAACACATGGGTTTCTCCTGGTCTGAGCACAGCTGATGTCGGCACGAAAAAAGATTACTGGGACTCTTCCACAAACCAATGGGTGGCACCGCAGAATACTGCGCATATCTCCCCGGTGCAGGCGCCATCGGTTTCAACCTATGCGCCGACGCTGCTGGGCGATACGACGAAATGGGATATCACGCCCGACCAGACGGTTGCCGGCCAGCTGACGAAGGTGCTTGACCCGAACAATCCGATCATCCAGCAAGCAATGAGCCAGGGCATGCAGATCGCGAACGAACGCGGACTGCTGAATTCCAGCATCGCGCAAGGCGCTGCGCAGAATGCTGCCTATACTGCAGCAGTTCCAATCGCGACGAGTGATGCCGCCACGAATGCGAAGGCTTCTGGTTATAACGCCGATGAATCGAATCAGTTCAAGGTGCAGAATGCGAACTATTCGAACACCGCAAGCCAGTTCAATTCTGCGCAAACGAACGATATGGCGAAAACGGTCCTATCTGCACAAACGCAGCAGGCGATCGCGCAGCTGCAGGCGCAGACGCAGACCAATCTCGCTTATCTCGATAACGCCACGAAGACGAACCTGACGAAACTCGGAAACGACAATCAGGTTGCACTGGCGCAGATCGAGGCGAATTATCACGATCTCATGCAGTCGAATGCTTCGGCCTCTGATTTGTTCAAGCAGATCACCGCTAACATCACTAACATTTCGATGTCGAATGAACTCGACGCGACCGCCAAGCAGACTGCTGTCAATAACCAGCTGCAGATGCTGAAGAATGGTCTTGGCGTGAACGGCGCCATCACTAACTTGAATCTCGGAAGTCTTCTTGATTTCTCAGGGGTGAACACGCAAGCATCTGCGCCGACGAGCACGACCAGTACGGCCAGTACGGCCAGCGCCACAGCGCCTGCGCTGGTGAATGATAATCAAGGTGGTGGCGTGTGATGATCAGCCTGCAGCGCGAACTTCTCTTCGAAGCAATCGATGAACTGAGCGAACTCGTCAAGCTTCATTATGAAGAGGTCGCACTGCATAAGGAAAACGTTCCGCTGGCGCCGATGTGGGAGCGCTATAGCCATCTCGAAGCTGCCGATGCTTTCGTGCTCTACACCGCGCGCATGGATGGGAAGCTGATCGGCTACAGCGCATTCTTCATCAATCGTCACATGCATTATGGCGATACGGTCATGGCACACAACGATGTGATTTTCATGCATCCCGATCATCGCCGTGGCGTCGCCGGCATCAAGCTGATCAAGTTCTGTGAGCAGCAGCTGCGCGATTCCGGCGTGGTGAAGATCACCTGGCATGTAAAAACTAACAAGGACTGGAAAAAGATTCTTGAGCGCATGGGCTATGTAGCAGAAGACATCATAATGGGGAAGGTACTGTGAACAGAGTTAGCGTAGAGCGTCTGAAAGAAATGTTTTCATACGATCCTGATACTGGGATGTTCCGTCGTATCAAGGCGCGACCTGGCTTCGCAGTTGGCTCTAAAGTCGGCGCAGTAAATAATGATGGATACATCATCATTGGGATCGATGGTAAGTATTTCAAAGCACATCAACTTGCATGGTTGTATGTGAACAACGAATGGCCTAGTGACGAGGTAGACCATAAAAATGGTAATCGCCTAGATAATCGCATTCGTAATCTTCGCGTCGTTAATCACGCGGGGAATATGCAGAATCAAGGTAAGCGCCGTAACAACAAGAGTGGATATAAGGGCGTCGCTTGGTTCAAAGCTACGTCGAAGTGGCACGCACAGATTTATGCTAATGGCAAGAAACACCATTTGGGGTTTTTTGACAATGTAGAGGACGCTGCAGAAGCCTATGCACTGGCCGCAGCGAAATATCATCAATGCAACCCAGCGGCGGCTGGCGTGTGCTAAGGGGAATATCATAGCTATCACAGCAGTCGCAGCGATTGCAGGCGCTGGCGCCGTCGCAGAAGGAATCGTTGCTGTCGAAACGCTGGCAACCATCGCCACTGTGACAAGCGTCGTCGGCGCCATCACTGGCAGCAAGGCGCTGATGAGTCTTGGCGCCGGCATGGGACTGGGCGCCATCGGCGCGAACCTGGCCGGCTTGGGTGAGGCAGCAACTGAAAGCTCAGTTGCAACGACCGCAACCGACGCCGCGCAAAACGCTGGAACGACAGCTGCCGACAGCGCTACGAATGCAGCCGGGGCGGCTGGTGATTCTGGCGCTGTGACTGGCGCCGTTGCCGATCCTGCGGCTGGCATCACGCAGACGCCGCTCGATGGTTCTTCAGCAGTCAATGCAGGAGCATCGCCGGCAGCGGCTGAAACGGCAGCGCCGATCGGCGATGGGGGTGCCTCTGCAGCAACCTCTTCGGCGCCGGCAGCGGATACCGGCGCGACGCAGGCGGCGCCAGATGTCAGTGCACCGTCTTCGCCTGATGCGCCTGCCGGTCCTTCGGCGCCGTCCTCGCCGGCTGACCAGATTCAAAATCCTGGCGACTTCACCAGGTACGACCGCGCGAACTATCCGGTCAACAATGGCGGCTTCCAGTCGTCGGGCGGATTTTTCGGCGACACGATCGGCAAGGTCAGTTCCTGGATGGACAAGAACAAGACGCTCGCATCCGGCCTGATGAATCTCGGCGGCGGCGCGCTGCAGGGCGCATCGAAAATGTACGAGGCAGATCGTCAATACGACATCAATCAGTCGCTGCTGCAGCTCAAGCAACAGCAGGCGGCAAACGCGAAGGCACAGCCGACGATCGGCGTCACGGTGAACCCGAATGCCAACGTGTTGAATAACCCGCAGCAGACATACAGCGGCATCATTGCCGGCGCCAGGGGGAAATAAGCCATGCTCGGAAAGACCACGAACCCGGAATTGCAGAAGGTGGAACAGGCTGTGCAAGCCAAGGTGCCGCCCGAGATGCAAAACGCCTTCCAGCGAATCGTCACTGCCGGCATGGTCGTGATGTACTCGGACAAGACCCGCCAGATGCTGACGAACCAGCTGCGCCAGCAGGGAGATCCGGCGATCATTGCCGGCGAAGGCGTCGCCAAGCTGATGGCAATCCTGTACCAGCAATCGAAGCGCACGATGCCCATGCGCGCGGCAATCCCTGCTGCGCAGCTTCTGCTGTGCGAAGGACTCGGCTTCATGGCCGATGCCGGCATGGTGCAGATTTCGAACGAACTGATTGCGCAGGCGACGCAGGAAATGATCACGTACCTGCTGCAGATCTTCGGTTTTTCGAAGCAAAAGATTCAACAGTACATTCAGGCCGGCATGCAGAAGCAGGGGGGCAGCGCAGCGCCTGCCGCGATCCAGCCGGCAGCGCCGGCACAGCCTGGCGGCATCATTGCAGCGGCAAGGGGGGCATAAGGCATGAGCATCATCATGGGAGCGATCGGAGGCTTGGGCGAAGGCATGCAGGCCACCGGCAAACTGTACGGCGAACAGGCGCTGGAAGATCAGCGCAGCCAGAACCAGCTGCAAAACCAGACGCAGCTGGCACAACTCACATCGAACCTTACCCTGCAGCGCGAACAGGCGCTGGAGCAGTTCAAGGCCGACCTGCAAAACTCGCAGCGCACGGCGATGGCAACGCGCATCGGCGACGCGCAGACCGGCATCGTCAACAATGCCATCGGCAAGAAATATGCCCAGTCGGATGCCGCTGTCGCTGCGGCGGATGCCGGCCAGACCGATGCACCGCTGACCGACGAGCAGCGCACGGTGATCGATCAGTCGAAGCAGTCCGACCGCGATGCGATGATGAGCGATCCCGACACGTACACCGCAGCAGCGATGAAAACCGGCGATCTCGATCCGAAGACCGTGGCGACGGTCAACCAGCGCGACCAGGCGGCGCAGTATCGCCTGCAGGCGATGCAGGATCGCATGCAGACGCTGATGGCGATGAATACGCAGACCAACGAGACGCGCCAGGAAATCGCGCAGCTGCGCGAAGCGATGCGCGGCAATGGCAAGATCGATACGGCAACTGGTCGCATGATGATCACCAGCCTCGACACCGACATGAAGGCGAACATGTCGCAGCGCAAGACGCTGGCCGATCAACTCGCTATTTCCAAGTCTGCGGATAAGAAGGCGATCCAGGACAAGATCGATGAGATCGATGAGGACAACAAGCGTATTCGCCAGCAAAAGCAGGCGTTCTTCGACAGCATGGACATCGGCGGCAAGAAGCCGGCCACCGGCACAGCAGCGCCGGATGCCGGCGCCGCGGCTGACGATGGCAATGCGCCGGTTGGCGTTCGCCAAAACAATCCCGGCAATATCAAGGATCTGAAAAGCGACCCCAGCGGCAAGACGTTCATGAAGTACGACACGCCGCAGCAGGGCTTCGACGCGCTGCAGAACCAGCTGCTGCGCTACGCACGCGGCCAAACGACCGGCCAGCCGCTGGATACCGTGCAGGACATCATCAGCACCTGGGCGCCGGCATCAGACAAGAACGACACGCCTGGCTACATCAAGGAAGTCGCCGAGAAGCTGGGCGTCGCGCCGGATGCGAAGCTGAACCTGACGAAAGACCCCAGCATGCTGCTGAACCTGGCGACGGCGATCGCGCAGCGCGAAGTCGGGCCGCAATACGCTTCCCGCTTCACCAACACGAAGGGAACGATGACAGCTTCGGCTGGGCTTACCAGCTTGCCGACAGGAGCCGTGCAGATCGGCACATCAGGCGGCAAGCCGGTGTACCAGACGCCTGACGGAAAACGCTTCATTCAGGGATAACCGATGGCATACCAGGAATTTACCGGCCAGCTCGACGGCGAGCAGCCGGCAGCAGCCGCGCAGGCGACTTCTTTCATCCCGTTCGACGGCAAACTGGACGAACCGGCCAATGCCGCGCCTGCGCCTGTGAAATCGCTCGAGGCAGCGCCCGACGACAGCAACGAAGCAGCGATGACGAACCCGATGGGCGATGTCGCCGGCACGGTCGATCGCGTCGCCCAGCCGGAAGAAAAGAACCAGGTCGGCATCATCGAGTCGGCAGCGCGCGCTTTCCCGGAAGGCAGCGCGAAATTCGCGAAGACTGCCGGCTTGGCTGCATCGGCGCCGGCTGTCGTGTTCGATTATGTCAAGAATGCCATCACTGGAAGCAAAGAGACAACGGCATCGGATTGGGCATTTAGCAACTTCGTGCAGCCGTGGGACAAGCGCGCCGAGTTCTTCGCGATCAAGCCGGAAGAAAAGCAGAACATCTTGGGGAAGATCGGTTCGGCGATCGGCAGTCTCGGTGCTGACCTGCCTTACATGATCATGTCGGGCGGCGGCGCCGCTGAAGGTGAGGCTTTACAGGCAGTGCCGAAGGCGGCTGAATACCTGGCGACCGCCGTCAAGCGCGGCTTCGATGCGATGCGCCCGGTCATGATCAAGGCCGGCTCCGAAAAGGCGGAAGAGGTTCTGAACAAAGGCGGCTCCATCGATCAAGCCGTCGCTGCCGGCACGACTGCTGCGCTGATGACCGGCGCGATGGGTTCGGCGCCGATGTCGGTGGAAGGCAACTTCTTCAAGCGCCTGGCGACCGGTGTACCGATCGGCGTTGTCACGACCGAATTGCAGCGCCAGATTCAGAACGCGGCGATGCCCGACAACATGCAGCAGCCGTTCGATGCCGAGAACCTGGCTGTCGGTTCTGTCACGAATGCGCTGACCGCTGGCGTGATGGGCCATCCCGAACAGCCGGCCATGCCCAGCCGCGCGGAACTTGGCTACCTGCCGCCGAAGACGGCGATGGCCGATGCCGTCACTGGCGCCTATACCGGCCAGCCGGCGCCGCAACCGATCATCAACACCGCCCGGGCGAGCGCAGCAGACATCGGCGCCGCCAAGACGATGGATGAAGTCATCAATGCGGCGACGAGCGCCGTGCCGACGCTGAACCCGAACGCCGTGCGCGCACGCAGCGAGACAGCCGTTTCCGATTTGTTGAAGCAGATCAGGCCGATTGAACAGGGGGCGACCGATGCATTGCCTGCAGATGCAGTACGGGTACTCGATGGGGGCGATCAGGGCGCTGAAAATAGTGCGCCGGGCATGGAAAGTGCCACGCCGGGAAGCGAAGCTGCTGGCATCCCTGCTGAAGCAGGACCGGCCAATCCCGCGCCGGATGTGGCCGCTCATGGAAATGATCTTCCTGGTGCAGAGCAATCCGCCGACGCGCAGCCTGCACTGAAGGCAGAAGACGCCGGCATTCCGATCGATCAGGAATGGCGTGCTTTCCCCGACAATTCCGGCACGCTGGGCATCCCGCGCGCCGAAATGCCGCAGATCCGCGCCGAGCACCGCGGACCGATGGTCAACTTCCTGAATGCACGCGGCATCGATCACGAACAGCTCGATATTCCGGCCAGCGACCTGAAGCCGACACAGCAGGAATTCTCGCCGGCCAAGGTGCAGCAAGCGCGCGAGTACGCCGGGGGCGACCGCTCCATCCTGGTTTCGTCCGATGGGCATGTGCTCGACGGACATCATCAATGGCTGGCGAAGCTCGAGGCCGGCGAGCCGGTCAAGGCGATCCGCCTGAACGCGCCGATCCGCGACCTGATCGACCAGGTACGCGAATTTCCCAGCGCGGAAGTCGCCGAAGGCGCGGCGCGTGCGCTGCCGGGCAGCGAGATCCTGGCGCAGCAGCGATTCCGTCCTGAGCACGGCCAGGTATCGGTAATCGATCCGGCCACGCTGGGCGGTTCCGGCATCGGCGACAAGACCATCAGCGGCGGCTTTGCGCGCTTCGTGCAGGCGCTGGGCGGCGCGCTGGGCAAGGATGTCTACTTCTTCCGCCAAGAGGGCGCCAAGACCCGCATCGACGGCTTCGCGCCGGCCAAGAAACCGGATGCGATCTTCGTCAACGTGCATGCTGGCGATGCGGCCTGGCATTACGTCGCCGGGCATGAGTTTTTCCACCAGATGCCGGAAGACCTGCGCACGCATTTCATAGATGCGGTCAAGCCGCTGGTGAAGCCGGAAGCCTTCAAGGCGCTGAAGGACTACATCAATCAGGATCACCTGAACGATGCCGGCCACTGGGAAGAGATCGCTGCCGACCTGTTCGGCAACCGGTTCGGCGAAAAGGCATTCTTCGACCAGCTGGCGCAGCGCCTGCCGGATCGTTCGGTTGCGGCGCGCGTGTTCGATTACATCCGCCAGTTCATCGATAAGATGACGCAGGCGCTGCAGGGCGCCGGCAAGCAGTTCAAGACTGACCGCTTCGTTGACGATCTCGAGAAGGTCCGCGCCGCTGCTGCCGACGCGCTGGGGCGCTACCTGCGCAACGAGCGCGCGCCGGAAGCGGCGATCGGCGGCAGGCGCGTGTCAGAATTTTCTGACAAGGAACTGGACCGCTTCGCGCGCAGCAAGGGCGCCAGCGGCGAATCGGCACGCCGGGAGATCGAGCGCCGCAAGCAGGCGCTGGCCGACCTGTCGCCGGCAGAGCGCCGCCAGCAAGTCATCGAGGCACTGCAGGGCAAGACCACGCGCGAGCTGCGCGAGATCGCCGAAAGCGACCGCCGTTCCTACATGCGCGCCGCGGCTGCTGATCTGCTGCAGGAGCGCCAGGAAGCCATCAGCGCGAAGCGCTCGGCATCGGCCAGGAAGTTCCTCCAGAAACAAGCGAACATTGATGCCGATCAAGACACGATGGCATCGGCGATCGCTAAGCTGGGGGGCGTGAACCGCGAGAGCGCCGCAGGCCGGATGCGCCTGGCACCGGAAGAACTGAACACGAAGGCCAATGTCGGAAACCTGGCGCGCAATATCTTCGTCAAAGGCAAAGGCCGGCGCATGGATGAGATGGGCGAATTGCTCGCCGAACTCGGCTACGTCGATCGCGACGAACAGGGCAAGCACGACCAGCGCGACTTCGAAGACAAGCTGGCGCGCATTGCTGGCGGCGAAGAGATTTATACGCCGCAGGGCCTGATGCGCCGCGCGGAAGAGATGCGCGCGATGGAGATGAAGGAAGTTCACGCCGATTCGCCGGAAGAGTTCGCAGCCATCGAACAGTACGCCGACGAATTGGAAGACTGGGCGGCGAAGCATGCCGTCGATTTGGAGAAAGATCCCGACCTGGATGCCGGCGATGCTAATCCACTGATCACTGACGAGGATATCGATGCCTATTTTGGATCAAGCAAAGAGGAAAGCGCTGGCGGAACAGATCAAGAAAATCCCGCCAAAGCTTCGCAGGAAGGTGCTGAAACTGATCGCACTGCGGAAAAAGAATTCAGCCTCGAGCAGCACGACGCCAGCGACCTGAAGGAAAAGGATGCGCGCGATAACGACCGCGCACTGGCCGAAAAGCAGCTTGCCGATTCGCAGCGCGATGCCTTCACCCTGACGGCGCCGGAAGGAACCGTTGAGGGCGAAGCCAATGCGATGGCTAACACGCGCCAGGACAACCTTTTCAGCAATGAGCGCGACGATGATTTTCATCGCTTCGGTGATTTCACGATTGACGGCGGCAAGCTGCTGCAAGGCGATCGTGTTGTCGGCGACATGAAGATCGATATCGTGGAAGGCAAGACGCCGCATGTTGTTGTGCGCGATATCCGCATCAACAGCAAAGGAAAAGGCACCGGCACTGAAGCGCTGAATGCCTTGCGCGAAAAGGCAGCACAACAGGGTATGCCTGTCGCTCTCACGACAGAATCGATGCTTGGGAAAGCGCATCAGAAGCGCCTGCGCGCGTATTACGAACGGATCGGCTTCGTCAAGAATCGCGGCGATGCGAAGGTCGATGGCGTGAGGGAGGAATACGTTTCTAAGCCATATGCGAAGCTGTCTTCCATGCGCCGCGTCACGCCTGACGACGACACACTGCATCTCGACACGCCGCTGTCGGCGCAAAGCTATGAGATCCGCCGTGCGATCCGCAACGAGATCAAGCGCCTGCGCGCCGAAGCCTGGCAGATGGCCGACTTCCACGGCGATCCCGACAAGGCCGAAGAGAGAGTGACCGGCCAGGATCTGCTGGATCGCATCGCCGACCGCCTGCGCGGTGTGGAAATGGCGCGAGAATACCTGCATGCGCTGGGCGTGCCGAAGATCGGCGATGAGGATGGCGTGAAGTCTTCCGCTGAGCGCAAGCCGGTTTTCTTCAGCCAGCTCGACCGCGCTGTTGACCAGGTGCCGGCGAAGGTGGACAACACAAGCGCTGCGAACTGGAAGGCATGGCTGCTGAATAACGCGAGCAAGCTGGGCGTCAAGGCCGATGAAATCAAATGGTCAGGCATTTCTGACTATCTCGACCTGCTGGGCAAGAAGAAGGTCAGCAAAGACGAGATCCGCGACTACCTGGCGCAGAATGGCGTCAAGGTGCAGGAAGTGATGAAGGGTGAAGGAAAGCCTCAGCGCCTGACAGTTCGTGAAAATAATGGCGCGTGGGATATTGTTGACCCTGATGGTCGCGTGCTCGATACGATTGAAGACCGTGAAACAGCGGAGTCTGATGCGGAAGAAATGAGCGCTGAGCGTTATGGGGAAAGCGATACCAGTTACAGTAAATACACGCTGCCAGGCGGCGAGAACTATCGCGAACTGCTGCTGACGCTGCCGCAGGAAGTCAAGCGCGCTGATCCGCAGGAAGTCTCTCGCGTGATCGAAGGTCGCAAGAAGATTTTCGATGAGTACCAGCCACGCATCGACGCTCTTAAAAAAGAGATGGATGATGCCATGCTTCGCGGTGAAGGCTTCGATCAAGCCAAAATGCAGAAGTATCAGGATTTGCTCGAAGAGCGCGACTATCGTGCGCGCGATGAAGTCGGCGAAGTGCCGCAGGATCGCGTCTTGCCGCCGAAGTATAAATCCGGCCATTGGGATGAACCGAATATCTTGGCGCATGTGCGCTTCAACGATCGCACCGATGCTGATGGTAAGCGCGTGCTATTTATTGAAGAGATGCAAAGCGATTATGGTCAGGAAGGAAAAAAGAAAGGATTTCGTGATTCAGAAAAGCCGTGGGAACTGTTTGACCCAAAGACTGGCGAAGTTATCGGGAATTTTTCGACAGAGAAAGAAGCCGCTGCAGAAGCAGATAAGGCTGGTGAACAGGGCCGTATGCTTGACTATTCTGACCAAGGTGGCAAGCTACCTGCAGCTCCCTTTGTTACTGATACGAAGTCATGGCTATCGCTCGGCCTGAAGCGAATGATCCGCTATGCCGCAGAGAATGGATATGACAAGGTTGCCTTCGTCAATGGTGAGCAGTCGGCGGACCGCTACGATCTGAGCAAGCGCATCAGCAATGTCGCTTATCGTGGCGGCGACTTCCGCGCCTATGATCTTGACGGTAATGAAGTGATCCGCAGAACCGGCGTGCCGCGCGAGGAAGTCGCTGATCTGATCGGCAAAGAGGCAGCGCAAAAACTGTTCGACCAAAAGCCGTCAGGCGAAGGCCGCAATGCGCTGTATGTGTTGGAAGGTGCTGATCTCAAAGTAGGCGGCGAAGGCATGAAAGCCTTCTACGACCACATCGTTCCGCAGGTTGCGAACGATGTGCTGAAGAAGCTGGGCGGCGGCAAGGTTGAGCCGATCGAGATTTCGAATTACAAGCCTGCGCCGCAGAACCGCATTGAATACACCGGAGGCCGCTACGAAGTGCTATACGCCGATGGCGACAGCTATGGCGCATTCCGCGACAAGGCCGACGCTGAAGCTGCCCTGGCAAAGATTAATGCTACGCACCCGGCGCCGAAGAATATCGCTGTGCCGATGGGCCAGCAGCCTGGCTTCGACATCACCCCCCAGCTGCGCGACAAGGCGCTGGAAGGCATGCCGCTGTTCACCACGCAGCGCAACCCGCTGCGCCCCGACTATGATGGCCCTGGCGCTCAGTTCGTCAAGGATGCGCGCAACTCTCTCAAAGAGATCATCGATGACGCGCTGATGAAGGCGTCGCCGATGTCGCTCGGCACGGACCAGGCGCGCGCCATCGCGAAGCAATGGGCGAACAATGATCGCCTGGCTCGCATGCAGTGGACGCAGTTCGACAACGTTCTGAAGAAGAACTACACCGACGAGCAGCGCCGCGAGATGTGGGAAGCCGCAGACGAAGAGAACGTGCTGCGCCAGCAGGGACTGTCGACAGCCGGCATGGGCCTTGATCGCCTGCCAGCTGACCAGCGCAATACGATGGAAACGCTGCATACCTATGCCGAAGGGCTGCTGCAGCGCGCACGCGACGCCGGCATGTTCCAAGGCGACGGCTTGCCGTACTGGACGCCGCGCATGGCCGCGCTGATCGGTGAGGATGGCGAATACATGCGCGTGCCGTCAGGCATGGGCGGCGGCAGCAGCGACCAGGGGCGCAACATCATCTCTTCGGCACCCAGCCTGAAGCAGCGCAAATACCTGACCGCGGCAGAAACCGAAGCGGCGATGAAGACCAAGTTCGGCGAGAACGCTGAAATCGTGCGTGACATCCGTACCATGCCGCTGGCAATGGCTCGCCTCGAGCGCGCGATTGCAGGCCGCGAGCTGATCAACCAGATCAAGGAACTGGGATCGGCGACCGGCGTGCCGACTTTCTCGCCCAGCGATGGCCCGAACTTCTTCACGATCGATCACCCGGCATTCAAGCGCTACCAGCCGCGCTTCGTGAAGGATGAGGACGGTAATACGGTAGTGGCGACGGACCAGAACGGCGATCCGATCTTCGACCGTGTTCCGATCTACGTCAGCAAGGACTTCGAAGGTCCGCTGCGCGCGATCATGTCGGACAAGACCGGCAAGCTGTACCAGGCTTTCATGAACCTGAAGATGAAGACGATGGGCCTGATCATGTATTCGCCGCTGATCCACAATGCGGTGGAGTGGGGCCGCGCGCTGCCAGTCATGCCCGGCAAGGTCGCGACGTTCCGCATCTACTTCGAAGGCAATCGCGTCAAGAACGACCCGGCACAGATGCGCCAGGCGATCAAGGATGGCATGGTCCCGATCGGCCAGCGCGGCATGAACCAGGATCTCGTCGCCATGATGAACGATCCGCATCTGCTGCCAGGTAAGAGCTTGACGGCGAAGCTGATCGGCGGCGCCGTGGGCTTGGTCAACGAGCACGCCGGCACGCAGGTTAAGAAGGCCATCGACAAGGCTGGCGAGATCTGGCACCAAACGCTGCTATGGGATCGCGTCGGCGACCTGCAGGCCGGCCTGTATGCCAACATGAAGGAAACGCTGATCGACAAGGGGCTGGATGAGCAGTCAGCCGGCAGGCTGGCGGCGCACTTCGCGAACCGCTATGCCGGCGCCCTGCCGAACGAAGCGATGTCGGTCAACGCGCGCAAGATCGCGAACTTCGTGCTGTTCTCCCGTTCCTTCACGCTGGGCAACCTTGGCGCCCTGAAGGACATCGTTACCGGCATGCCGAAGGATGTGCAGTCGCAGATCAAGATGGATGCCGGCGAAGCGGCGCTGAAGTTGGGCAAGAGCATCGCACGCAAGAAGGCGGCAATGGCCTTCGCGCTGGATCTGGCGCTGCTGTACGCCGGCAACTCGCTGCTGCAGGATGCGCTCGACAAAATGAAGCGGGACAAGAGCCTGGGCGAGATCGGCCAGGGCTATGCCGACCGGCTGCATCGCCTGGTCAGCAAGGTCAAGGAAAACCCGCTGTCGCTGGTCGATCCGTTCTACATACCGGATCACCTGTCTTCGACTGCGGAAAACGAGCCTGGCAAGGAAGACCGCATCCACTACGGCGACGAGGATACCGGCACGGCGGTGTATATGCGCCTGCCGACCGGCAAAATCGGCGAAGAGTTCAAGGGCTGGATCAAGTCGCCTCTCGAGACTATCAAGCGCAAGGAAGGCACGATCATGCGCCCGATCACGCAGACCATCGAGAACGATAAAGGCTTTGGCCGGCGCGTCTACGATCCCGAAGCCGAAGGCATCAAGGGCGCCGTCAAGAACCTGGGGCGCATCGTCTGGAACTTCATGACGCAGCAGGTTCCGGCTGATTCGATCCAGGCTGCTGCCGACTGGGCCAGCGGCCATGCTGACGAAACGGACAAGCTGAAGGCGGCTGGGCCGCTTGTCGGCCTGACGTTCAGCAAGGGTGCTCCTGGCGGTCCTGCAGTCGGCGAGCAGTATTACGTCGAACGCAAGCACCAGGGCGATGTGATGGACATCATGCCGGATGTGAACCGCGCGCTGAAGCTGGGCGACCGCGACCGCGCAATCGAGATGATGGAAAATGTGAAGATGACGCCGCAGGAGATCCTGAACGTGATCCGCAAGAACGAAGCGCCGGAATCTCGCCTGAATAACCGCAGCCTGAAGAAGTTCAACCAGCGCGCTTCCGACGAAGACAAGGAACGGATGGATCGCCTGCGGCGCTGAAAAAGAAAACCGGCCAGCAGGCCGGTTTTTTCATGATTTATTTACCATAACGCCGAGTAATTCATGTGCCACATCTATCTTGATCCGTGGCTTCAGTTCTGACTGACCAGATACCTTATCGCAAGGGATCACGATCGCGCCTATCACACGATTATTTCGGTCGTATCGCGTGATTATTGCGAACGAATCGGCATCCTTTCGAATAGCCGCCTCAAGTTCCAAAAGCTCGTTCGCCATAATCAGCGCAGCTTCAACGGCGCCGATTCCTTGCCGGCCTTGAAGACCTCTTCCGTCTTGTCGGTTGTGACCGGCATGAAGTCGGCCATGTTCACCTTTGGATAGCCAGCCATACGCAGCCAAAAGCCCTGCCAAAAGCTGCCCTGGCCGACCATGTAGGAACGCTTCACATCGATCATACGCGTCTGGTTCTGCTGGAACTCGTTGCGGAATGATTCGACCGTCTGCTGGATCTTGGTGTAAAGCGACGGATCGAGTGTCAGGTTCCGTTCCTTGAACCACTGCATCGTGGCCTTCGATCCGTCTTTCCCATACCGGCCTGAGATGTCCGCTTCGATCAGCTTCTTCAAATCATCGGTATAGATCGCCGGCACCTGGGCGATTTCGAGCACCTTCTGCGTGCCTTGTGCATACACGTTCCGGTTGTTGTCCTTGATGGCGATGAGCTGGTTATCCATCCGGTTGCCATAGTTGTAGGCGCTGATGTACGACGCGAAGGCGATGCCGGCCACGACCAGGATCACGGCAAGGATTGCCAGGACTGCCAGCAGGGCGCCGCTGATGGCGCCGGTTTGTTTCGATTGCTTCATAAGGTTGCTCCCTGTTGAGTTATGAAAAACGGCGCATGAACCGCGGCGCACCATTGGCACGGCAAAACATCCAGAAGCCGATATAGGTTGCCATGACCAGCGCCAAGGTCACAGCATTGATCCATGCTGGCGGATCTATTTCGGCATCGAGATAGGCGAAATCGTTCATCGGCTTGCGCTTAAACAGCTGCTGCGTATCGCGCTCGAGCGTACCGATCACGCTGTCAGCGGTCAGCGCCTCGAGCGCCATGATGTCGTCGCGCAGCTTGACCTTGAACAGTTCGCTGTCGGTCAGCGCGAGCACGCCAGCCCACGCCGGTTTTATGCCGTCCATCGTGCCGATGACCAGTACGATGTCATTCTTCTTCGCGCCGACCCAAGCATCCTGCAGCGCATACAGGTAGTTCGGATCTTCCGTCTTGACCAGCACGATGATCGCGTTGGCCTGCTTTGCCGGCCCGAGAGTCTTGAGCACATCGGCCAGCTTCGCATTCCACTCGGGCAGATCCTGCAGCATCATGCCGCCGACAGGAAGAACGCGATCGACATGCCAGAAGTTATAGATGGCGCCAGGATAAGCGGGAATCATCGCTGCGAACTTCACCTTCAGATCCTTCGCCGCTGGCCGGAAAAGAGAGTCAGGAACCGCCTTGATGTAATTGGTGTATGGATGCAGCCTGGCGCACGCTTCGCCGACTTGGATCTTCGAATAGAACGCCGGATCTGGCGTCTGGTACACATGGCGCGACGTGCGATCGAGATGGTCGATGATGTATTCGCCCAGCGTCGAACCTGCGCGCCATGTCACAGTGTAGTGGTCGCGATAGCAGGTTTGGCACACTTCGCTGCAAGATCTGTTTTTCCCGCTTCCGCTGCAGCTCTGACTGCAGTTGCAGCTGTACGACTCAAGATAGTGATCGTGCTCGCGCTTCTTCTCTGTGATCTTCCCGTTCCAGATCTCGATGTCATGCGTGCGCATGCCCTTCGATGAATAGAATGCCGCTGCCATGATGAGCGACGCGATCGCCAGGCCAAGCACGGAGAATGCGCCTGCCTGCATCTGGTCGATGTCGCGATCAAGCTTCGGAAGCAGCACGAACGAAACAGCTGACATCACCAGCGGAACGACCAGCATCCACAGCAATGTGGTATTGACCATTACGTTTCTCCCTGAGTCGGATGATTTTTATTGATCCAGTCCTGCACTTCCTTCGCTGCCGCGATGTATTCCGGCGAAGGCTTCTTATCGATTTCCTGACCTGGCCGGTACGTGCGCCAGATCTTCGCGCGCAGTTCATGCGGCAGTGAGAACCAATGGACTCGGCAACCCCATAACTTCGGCGGGACTTCCTTCTTGCAGCCAGGCCAATGACAGGTGTGCCGGTTCATTATTTCACTTTGTAGTCGATCAGGATGAAGTTCGTCAGGCACACGAATGCGTAATCGAATTTGATCCGCACGGCGTTTTCCACGCCGCGGATAACATCGATACTCGACAGCTGCCTGTCTGTGAAGATCTCGCCGTTGCCGACACCGTGATTACCGTCATGCGTTTGAAAGGTGTAGGCAATGAAATATGTGTTCATCAGAAGGAGGGAAATGCTGCTGTGGAATCACAGCAGCTTGAACTTCTTACTTCGAATCTTTCTCGAACTCACGGATAAAATCGATCACCGCTTCGCTGAAGCCATCGATATGCATCCAAGCGCCATAACCGATGCCGTTCTTGTTCGAAGCGACATTGATCACGTAAGCCTTCGCGCCATTCTTCGGCGCCGGAACGCGATCACCAGATTGTTCGTCAGTGATCACGATCAGGCGATCGTAATCGAATTTCTGGTTTGCCAGCGTGACAGCCTTGCCGAGATACGTGCCGTGATGAAGCTGGCTCGCATCCATCGCATCGCGCAGCGCGAAACCCTGACGCGGAGGAACCACAACCAGGTTATCCGAGAAGGTAGTGATGCCGATGTCCTGGCAGATCTCGCGCAGCAGGATGCCAAGACCATAGGCGGCATCGACGCGCTTCATATCCGACTTCGCCGACAGCGGATCATTCATGGAGCCGGAAACGTCCACCATCAGCAAGGTCTTGCCCGGCAGCTTTTCCTGGCCCTCGAGGCAGCGCATCATTGCCATCTCGATGATCGGTTCCCATGCCGGCACATGGCGCGCGGCGGCGACGAAGCGGAACGGCAGGACACGATCGATCTTCATCTTGCCGGCATAGTCGCGCACCAGGTCAACATTCACGCCGGCCTCGAACATGTTGCGCAGGTTGCGCAGGAACGCCAGCGCGCCAAGCTTGCCTTCTTCGATCAGGCGCGTGAACGTTTCCTTCTTGTCGGCGCCACCGGACAGGGCGACTTCCCAAGTGTCGGGCGTCGCCAGTTCGCCATCGACCAGCTTGCGGAACAATTCTTCGCCTTCTGCCAATTTGACTTCGTATGTCCCTTCACGCATTGCCTTGCGCTCATGCTTCGTGATCCCTTGCGCATCGATCGGCTTGGCATGCGACAGGAACAGCGCATCGCGCAGCTTCACGGCGCCGTCGCGGTTGTACTTCGCCAGCTGGTGTTCATCAAATTTACGGAATGCGGCTGCAAGTCCTTTTTTTACTTGCGCCGAAAGAGGTTGTTTATTCATTTCTCGCCTTTCTTAAGTAAGCGGCTGCACGCTCAAGAATCTCCGGGTTGTCACTTGCAAGGCCCATCATCGAATTGCATTGACGATGAACTATGCCTCTAACGACTCCTGTTTCATGGCAGTGATCAACTGCTTTTGTCCTATTACCGAATGGAAGATTGCAAGCTGCGCATAGGCCGTTTTGTTTCTCAAGCATTTCCTGATATTCGACATCAGTCAGACCATACCTGCTTTTACGTTGAGCGGCCATCGCTCTGCCATCTTCTTTATACTTCTGCGCATATTTGCGGCGCACTTCTTTATGTATTTTCGGCGCGTTGCCATCAGATTTTTTCTGCTGATACACTACGCGCTTTGCCTCTCGATCCTTTTCGCGGATGGTTTCACGATTTTTTTCGCGATACCGGCGAGACGCTTCGCGCCTTTTTAAAGGATCAATGGCTGGCATTAAGTGCTCCAGTAAATAGCCAAAAATTCAGTAATTTCATCCGGCCTTTGAATAACATCGCACAGCAAGCGGCTAACAAGATGCTTATGCGTCGGCGTGCGTGCCATTTCGCGCACGATCAGAAGAGGAACATGACGCAGCTTCATTTTCGTGCGAGCTTCATATGCGCAAGCTGCAGCAAATTCAGGGCGAGTTTTGGGAATCAGTTCTTTGATGCGGTCAGCGATCGACGCGCCAGATTCATAGAAAGACTTTTCCCACAGCAGGCATGCCATGACGGAACGGCGCAGTTCCTGTTCGGCATTGATGGCGGCGGCAGGAGCGCCTTCCGCCGTAGTGCGCGTGTTGACGGCGCGGGTATTGAGTTTCATTGTTATGATCTCCGTTCATTGTAGGGAACAATCGACAAGAGTGCCGAACCATCGGCGCCGCTCGCACTGATCAGCGAGCGACAGGAGTCGAACCTGCGAAGTATCTCTTGCACATCGCCACTAAACTACTATCGCGGGAACATTTGATGACGGGGTTTTTGGCTTGTGCTCTACCAGGCTGAGCTATGTTCGGCTTTCACCGAACAGCAGGATTTGAACCTGCGACCGCTAGCGAAGTAACCGACATCAGCACCACGCGAATTCACTGCTACTGCAAACTTCATGCGGGAACTAGCAGCTGCAGTTTCGCCGGATTTGAACCGGCTTCACCGGGCGAACCCGATGCTTATCCAGAAGAAGTAACTGCAGCCTATCGCCACGCAAACACACGACTGCTGACTGAGCATCCTATATACCGGGATACGGCGGCTGCTTTCGCTGGCCCTTTTCAATCAGCATGCGTGTGGGATCTCTTTTGGAAATCCTGCACGGCTGTCTCTCCAAGCTGTCACGGCATCTGCCTTCCGTCCTCGGCGTGCTCTGCTGGGCCTCTCGGATACGTCGCTTTCGCTCACGCCGATACACGCCGCAGGGTTCGCACTCATCATGCGGGAACAAACGAAATGAGCTATAGACTAGCAACCCTGCCAAGGCCGGAATCGAACCGGCATCGTCGCTTTTACAGAGCGAAGTAACTCACTTCTACGCCACGCAAAATCATCATCAGGGAACAAGCGAATGCGGTACGGTATCAGCTCCCAAAGTTGAAGTAACCGCAATCTAACACCACTGATATTCAAAACACTTAGGGGTGACTGCTCGGGATTGAACCGAGATCGTCGGAGCCACATTCCGAAGCTCTACCATTGAGCTACAGCCACGCCTAAAAATTCTGGTGCACCCAGTTGGTATCGAACCAACCTCTGAAGATTTTCAGTCTTCCGCTAATCCATCTCAGCTACAGGTGCAAAGTGCGGGAACAATCGTAGTGACGTTTTTAGCGCTCTAACCAACTGAGCTACAGCCGCCCTTAGACAACTGACCGGATTCGAACCGGCGACCTCTCGATTACAAGTCGAAGAACTTCACTACTGCGCCACGCAAACTTCTACTTCTGGCTATGTTTCCATTCGCGATACAGCCGCGAGCGGTACAACGTTGACATTGCCATTCCTTCTAACCTTGCAGACGCATATGGCGTCATGCCTGCCTTAACTCGCTCCATTGCACGTTCCACCTTTGACATGCTCTCATTAACCGGAAGAGAAACATTCAAACTAGGTACGCGACGATTCAGTTTTGGCTTGAGCTTGCAGATGTAATGCCGCTCAACCTCATCCATATCAGCCTTCCCTTCTGCGATCGGCAGAAAGTAATAACTGGTGAAATCCTTTCCTGACTTATGTGTTGCGAGGCGGTTATACAAATGCA